TATAGGGCCGATCACTACTGGGAGTCCTTCACCGAAGTGGACGTGGAAAGATATATTCAGCCATGCTCTGAGGACTTCAAGCCGGCCGTGGAATACGTCAAATCCAATCCTGGATGGCGTCTATCGGTCCAAATTCATAAGACTTTGAAAATACAATAACCCACGAACAAAAGGAGAATGGGTTATGGCAAAGAAGACAGCAGCGAAGGAGAAGGCCGGGAAGACGGAGAAGAGCGAACTCTTCCAGAAGATGGTCAAAGCCGGCAAGGAGATCGACCAGAACTATGATCTCGGAGGCCTCGTCCTGGGAGACATCGAGGATGAGACCGAGCTCAAGGAGGCTTTCAAGGATCTTGAGAACTCCATACCGGCCGACGACGAGGCTCTGAGCGACGCCACATGGGAGGTCATGGAGACCCTGGAGATGGAGAATGCCGCCCAGCGCAAGGAGCTCAAGTCCAAGAAGGCCGATAAGAAGGCGGACAAGAAGTCAGCAGACAAGAAGGCGGCCAAGGAAGAGGACGAGGAGTCCGAACCCGAGAAGCCGACAAAGAAGGGCGCGAAGCCCGAAAAGAAGGCCGATGTCAAAGGCAAGAGGAAAGGCCCTCCGACGAAGGGTCCGGGCGTCATCAACAGCATAATCCCGATTCTCAAGAAGGCCCCCAAGATCGGCCTCACCAAAGTGGAGATCGCGAAGAAGCTCAAGGAGGAGTTCCCGGAACGTGAGGAGAAGTCTCTGCTCGGAACCGTCTCCGCCCAGCTTGGCGGCCGCCTCCAGAAGGAGAAGGGCGTCGAGATCATGAAGCCTTCCAAGGATCACTACAGAATAGCCTAAGTTCCGCGACTGGGAGGGAGGGGGATTTCGCTCCCTCCCCTCCCTCCCACCTTTCTTCCATCACACATCAGGAGGTTCCACTATGCCTTCAGCAGTTCTTTCACTTTCCGGCGGGATGGACAGCGCCACAGTCCTGACCTGGCTTCTCGAAAATGGCTATGATGTCCATCCAATCCAATTCCAGTATGGGAGCAAGCACAATCCATACGAGCTTGAGATGACGAGGAAGCTCGTCGACATCCATAGCTCCAATGAACTTCTCCACGACCTCAAGGAGATCGACATCTCCAGAGCCATGCGCGATTTCAAATCGGATCTTCTGAGATCCGGAGGGGATATCCCCGAAGGGCATTATCAGGATGCCACAATGTCAAGGACCGTCGTCCCTGGCCGCAATATGATCTTCCTCTCCATGGCTGCGGGATACGCATGGTCCATAGAGGCGCAGTATATTGCCCTTGGAATCCATCAGGGGGATCACGCCATTTACGAGGACTGCCGGACTGAGTTCTTCAAGGCCATGGACTCCGCCATCTATTTGGGGACTGGAGGCCGCGTGGAGATTCTGGCCCCATTCCTGAAGACCGACAAGGGCGGCATCGCCAAGTATGGATTGGAGCATGGCACTCCATATAACCTGACGCGGACGTGCTACAAGGACCAGCCTCTGGCATGCGGAAAATGCGGCGCTTGCCAGGAGAGAATTCTCGCCTTCTCCTCCAATAAGGCGCATGACGTCATATCCTATGAGGATACCAAGCAGTATTTCTCAATCTGGGAAGGCGGGCAGAAGTAATGACCGCCTCCATTTGCAAGATTGACGTGGATACATTCAAGCAGTTATGTACACTGCTGCCTGATCTGATTCGCAGCGAGCATCCTGCTGTCAGTGCCATATATGGAGTTCCTAGAGGGGGAATCCCAGTGGCGCAGGAGATCAGCCATCGAATCGGAGTTCCGCTGATCTCCAATCTTGAGGACTCGGATGGCGATGTGGTCATTGTCGACGACATTGTCGATTCAGGAGAGACCAGATTGAGGTATTCTGGATATCCGTTCTATGCCCTAGTTGGAAAAGATCGGACCATGTCATTTCCCATGGGTGTGGATTTTCCACGGGTCGCAATGACTGTGTCCCCTGACGTCTGGGTGGAGTTCTGGTGGGAGGCTGGAGAGGCTCCGGCTGAGGATGCCGTCTGTCGCATTCTGGAGGTCATTGGAGATGATCCCAATCGCGAAGGCCTCAAGGAGACTCCTCACCGCGTCCTGAAATCCTTCAAGGAGCTCTATTCAGGATACGCCTTCAAGGAGGCGGACATCAAAGCCACCCTCAAGACATTCACCGAGGGAGCCTGTGATGAGATGGTTTTGGTGAAGGACATCGAGCTCTACTCGACATGCGAGCATCACATGCTCCCATTCATAGGGAAATGCCACATAGGCTATATTCCCAATGGAAAAGTTGTGGGAGTCTCGAAGCTCGTTCGTCTCATGGAGATCTTTTCCCGGAGGCTGCAGATCCAGGAAAGAATAGGGGATCAAGTCACGGAGGCTTTGATGACTCATCTCGGAGCCAAAGGAGCGGCCTGCGTGATAGAGGCCCAGCATCTTTGCATGAGGATGCGCGGAGTCGAGAAGCAGAATTCTGTCATGGTCACCTCCAGCATGAAAGGCGCGTTTAGGGACAAGCCTGAGACCAGGGCCGAATTCATGGCATTGATCAAGTGAGGTCCGCCATGAAAAGAAGAATCTATCTCAGCGGTCCAATGTGCGGATGCTCTGAGGTCGAGGTGAATGGTTGGAGGGACCAAATCATCCAGGCATGTCCTTGGTTCGAGTATTTCGATCCCAGAAAAATCGACGCCTCCAACACTCCGCCAAATGAGATAGTGGATATCGACACCGCCCACATCATGAGGAGCGATGTGGTGGTGTTCAATATTTGGAAAGCCTCCCCTGGGACTCTTGGAGAGCTGGCTCTGTCCAGCTTCTTCGGCAAAGAGAATCTAATCATAGTCCCGGACTCCAATCTGGCCAGGCATCCATGGATCATCTCCGCCGGGATAGAATATGATTCTGTAGAGGAGGTCATAGATCATCTCACTTTGTTGGCCAAAAGAGATCTCCTTGTCCTATGAATCTATTCTTTGCCGGAGCCGCTGGTGGCGGAGCAGTGGGACCCTGCAAAAAAAGAGAGACTGAACTCAATCGTGTATGGAAGCATCGGCTATGGGCATATCACTACCTGAGAGGGATTAAGGACTTGAAAGACAAACTAAAGACAGTGGATCGAAAAGTCGATCTATTCCTGGACAGCGGAGCATTCTCTGCCTTCACCATGAAGGCTGAGATCGATATTCAGGAATACATCGCCTTCATCAAAGAGCATAAAAGCATTATCTCGGTGTATGCCAATTTGGACGTAATCGGCAGTGCCGAGGGGACTCTGAAAAATCAGAGGATTATGGAGAAGGCTGGCCTGTCTCCACTGCCTTGCTTCCACTATGGCGACGATGAGAAGTATCTCAAGACATACCTGAAAGAGCACAAGTATATCGCATTCGGAGGAATGGTCCCAATAGCCAACGCCCCTTTGACGAAGTGGCTGGATCATTTGTTTTCGAAGTATATCTGCGATAAGGATGGCTGGCCCCAGTGGAAGATCCATGGCTTTGGCCTGACCTCCATCCCTCTTCTGCTTCGCTATCCATGGTTCTCCACAGACTCCACTTCATGGGTCATGACCTCCAGAATGGGAAGCATCTATGTCCCGAAAAAGAGGGGGAGTTCCTGGGCCTACGATGAGAATGTGTGGAAGGTATGTGTATCCAGCCAGTCTCCCACGAAGGGAGATGCCGGAGCTCATATCACCACCCTTCCCAAAGCCCAGAGGAACATCCTGCTGGAGTATGTCCATGAGATGGGATTTGAATTGGGCTCCTCTGTCTTCAGGAAGGAGAAGGAGACCTATGAACTGAAGGACGGCGAGCGGTGGTCCGGAAAGCCGAAGGGCGGGAAACGTGAGGTCGAGGTGGTTGAGCAGCCCGGACTCAGCAATGAGTATCGCCAAAGGGATGAGTTCAATGTCCGCTTCTTTATGAAGCTCGAAAAAGGAATTCCTGAGTGGCCCTGGAGATTTAGAATTAGGGGCATATCGGGATTCGGACTGTTGAGGAGCTAGCTGGACATCATGGGGCGATTGATGATTAGGGGTCCGCTTAATTCATGGAGATTGCGATGGGAAGGGTGTCAAGATGATGACGAGGGGTGGCAAGATTCACGAAGACCTGATGAAGGCTCAGAAGCGCCGGGAAGCCTTGGATGCCTTTATAAACAAGGACTCGATATCCAAAGGGCTGTATCTGCTTTGCTATCCGATGATGGAGGATGTGGAGGAAGGGAACTGGGATAATTCTGCCATCTCAAGAAAAACGGATGTAGGATTCACCAGAAGAGTGAAGAATCCCCATGGCCTATTTGAGATGGAGATCCGTTTCAACTATGACCCGCTCTATATGAAGGCTCCATCTGGTTGCCATGAGGTGAGGGATACCTTTGAATTCTTCCAGAATAGATGGGTCCTATTCGTCACTGACTGCGACAAGAAAGGAATACCAACATCCTACGTCGCTCCTTTTAAAGTGGCCTGGATTCCCAAGATGATGAGGACCACAATAGAGCGGTGTTTCTGGATGTCCGAAGATTCCGGAAATGCCAATAGGATGAACTGCAAGATCTCAGGAAAGTACCTGACTTGGATTCCCATCGAGGGTTCCCGGACTTTGTTAGGGTCCCACCCATCCCTATGCAAAGCTCTTTCAGACATGGAGGATTGAGTGAAGATATATCTGGCGACATGGATATTCGATGCCACTCAGGGCAATGCTTTGACTGCTGGGGAATGCCGAAGCCGATTGACGAGCTTCTGGCATTCAAGAGAGCATGGGGACAAAATGGATATCTACGTAAAAAAGGGGACGATAGATGATAATATACCTGGCCTCCGTGGCTCCAAGGACGGAAGGAAAGGAAAAGGTCCTGCCCGTAAAGCATAGACTTCTTTCCTATCATCACATATCCACGAACCAATTCCAGACAACTGAAATATTTCACAAGATCAAAGGAGACATCAATGGAAGTGAACAGAGAGAAGTTTCTTCAAACTCTATTGGCGGTAAAGCCAGGGCTCGCCGCTAAGGAGATCATGCCGCAGTCCACATCTTTCATCATAAAGGATGGGAGAATTCGGACATACAATGACGAGATCTCGGTGAGCTATCCATTCAAGTCGGACTTCAAGGCCGCCGTCCCGGCCGAGAAGCTGATATCCTATGTGACAAAGAGCAAGTCCGAGACCCTGACTTTGGAGCTTGACGACTCGGAGTTGATGATCTCAGGAGGCAGAAGTTCGGCGGGCATCCCGGTGGACCCGAAAATCCGTCTGGACATCTCTGAGATCGGAGAGCCTGAGAAGTGGCATCCAGTCCCTGAGAATCTCATCAAGGCTCTGGACTTCTGCTCATTCTCGGCCTCCTCCGACATGACCCAGCAGATTCTCACCTGCATCAATGTCAAAGGCTCCTATGCGGAATCCGCTGACGATAATAGAATGACGCGCTACAAGCTCTCCTCCAAGATGCCGGACCCGATTCTCATCCCGGCCGCCACCGTCCCGAATCTTGCGAAGTTTGAGATAACGTCCTATGGTCTATCCAAAGGATGGATTCACTTCAAGACCAAAGAGAACGTCATCTATTCCTGCCATAACTACTCCGCGAAGTATCCCGATCTCTCGGAGATTGTGAAGGTCGAGGGGACTTCCATCACGATTCCCAAGAGGCTCAAGACGATGATTGAGCGGGCGAGAATCTTCTCGGCATCGGAGTTCATTCAGGATGAGAAGATCACAATGCTCATTGAGGAGGGCATGATATCCGTAGAGGGCCGTGGAGAGGAGGGCTGGTGCAGGGAGCAGGCCAAGATAGAATACTCCGGAAAACCGATCAGCTTCCAGGTCCATCCGGAATTCCTGATGGATATGCTGGAGCTCCTGAACGAGGTCATCATAGGAGATCCCGATGACATCTGTGGAAAGATCAAGATGGAAGGGGCTGACTTCATCCACATAGTGAGCATGGCCTCTCCAGAAGTCGTCGAAAAGCCAAAGAGCCGCAAGAAGGCTGCGAAGGAGTCCAAAGAGGATGGTGAGTGACCATGCCTCTTTTCCTGAATAGCCAACAGATAAAGACTCCGCTCTCACGTTCCAAGACGTCCTGTGAGAAGTGCGGCCTATATCGGAAGTGCCTCTCCCCCAAAATGCCCGCTACTGGGAAGGGGGAGAAAGGCATCTTCATTCTAGCTGAGGCTCCAGGGGAGCAGGAGGATGCCAGAGGGAAGCAGCTCATAGGACAGGCCGGACAGCTTCTGCGCAGCCATCTAGAGTCGCTGGACATCGATCTGGATCGCGACTGTCGCAAGATGAATGCGGTCAATTGTCGGCCCCCTGGGAATGAGACCCCCACTCCAATGCAGGTATCGTGCTGCAGGCCCATGGTGATGCAGGAGATTGAAGCATTCAAACCGAAAATAGTCATAGCGCTGGGTTCCACGGCAATGGAATGTCTGCTTGGCGGCTTGTCGGTGGAGGATGATGGAGGAGGAATTACTCTATGGAGAGGTTGGGGAATTCCAGACCAGAGGCTCGGCTGCTGGCTCTGTCCCACATTCCATCCCAGCTTCATCAATAGGCATCGCAATCAGGAGGATGCCGTAGAGAAGATATTCCATACGGATCTCAGCCATGCTTTGGACCATCTCGCGATGCGGTTTCCAAAAATCATGGAACAGGTGGATTCCTATTTGGAATATGACCTGAAGGATGATGATGTGATTGATAGGATTCGTGCGGCATGTAAAGCCCCTGTGGCTGCGTTCGACTATGAGACCACTGCTCTCAAGCCCCAACGTCAGGGCCATGCCATAGCCTATGCCTCCATCTGCGACAAGTGGAACCACTCATTCAGCTTCATGCCCAATGAGACGACCACGCCCTATCTCAAGAGATTCCTTTCCAGCCAAGCGGAGAAGTATGCCGCCAATATGGCTTTCGAAGATACCTGGTCCATTGAGATTCTGAAGACCCAGGTTGAAAACTGGAACCTGGATACTGTCCTGGCGGCCCATATTATGGACAATAGATCGTCAAGCTCCAATCTGAAATTCCAGACGTATGTCAATTTTGGAATCCCGGATTACTCCAAGGACGTCGAGCATTATCTGAAGGGCAGGAACTCCAATGATTTCAACAAGGTGTTCAGCGCCCCCAAAAGGCTCATGTATAAATACAATGCCCAGGATTCGCTATTCACATTCTGGCTCGCTTTGAATCAGAAGGAGCACGTGCATGCCGTCCATTAAGCCAAAGATAGATATGCCAGAGGCCTATTCCCTTTTCCATGCCGGCTCCCTCCTGCTCGCTAGAATGCACCGCAACGGCATCAAGATAAGCCCTGAGCATTATGCCATAGAGAAGACCAATATCGCCAGGACGTTGGAGGAGATCGAGGCTAAATTCCTTGAGACCGATGAAGGTCGTTGGTGGAAGAAGAAGTTCAAAGACGCCTTCAATATGGACTCCAATGATCAGCTCAGGGTGGTGATATATGACCATCTGGGATGGGTCGGGGACAAGATGACCGCCAAAGGTCTGGGCTCTGTGGACAAGACCATTCTGGAAAAGATGGATATGCCATTCGCAAAGATTCTCATGCAGTATCGGAAAATGGGAAAGGTCTATTCCACCTACATCCGAAGCATTCTGAGAGAGGAGGTGGATGGCTACATCCATCCTATGTTCGGTTTGAATGTGCCCGTTACTTTTAGGTCATGTGTCGCTAAAGGATCGCGCATAATGACCCCATGCGGAGACAAGAATATTGAAGATATTCGAAAAGGGGATCTGGTTTATTCATACGACGACAGCCTTCAGCCCAGAATAAAAAAGGTCAAATGGTCTGGAATGACCGGGCATCGTGAGATCATCCGAGTCCATTGGAAAGGCGGCCCTGGAAGATATGGCTACTTGGATGTGACTCCAGAGCATCTAATTAGAACTGTCGATGGGACATACTGCGAAGCGCGGAATCTGATGAATCTGGAGGTGGCCAGGACTGACCATAGGCAACCTAAAAGACGCGTCTTATCCGGTCGAAGGTTCCGAGATAGGATAGCCTTCACAGGAAAGACCGTCATAGAGCACAGATTCATAGCATCTGAATTAGGAGAGCAGATTCCTGATGGAATGGTCGTCCATCATCTGGATGGCAATCATTACAACAACTCACCTGATAATCTCAAAGTCATGTCGAAATCGAATCACAGCAAGCATCACTGCCACTTCAATGATTTTCATATTCGTCAGAAGAATATTGAAGGCATAAAGAGAGCTTTTGCAGAAGGCAGAATGCACCCAAGAAAAGGAAAGGATCATCCCGAATATCTTGGATTAAGCAAGTTCAGATGTCTACGTCTCCTATCAAAAGCGCGTGGCAAAGCCAGTTCTGTGGAGATGGATTTCACCACCTTCAAAAAATATGCTTCTGAAAATGACGTGGATCTGAAAAAGGCATCTATGCGCTATGGAATGGATGGTAGATACTGGTCAAAAGGATGGCTGGTTCGATCATTGAAGCGGATAGGATTATCGGAAACGATGTCCTTTATGCGGTTTGGATTCTACCGTTTACAGAATCTGATGAGTTCTTATGGCATCTCATATGATCGGATCCAGTCTAATCAGACTGGACTATGCTTTCCAGGTTCTGTTACGGTGGACAATCATATCATTGACCACATCGAAACTCTCAAGATGAAAGTAGATGTCTACGACATTGAGGTTGAGGACACCCATAATTTCATAGCCAATGAGATATGCGTGCATAATTCTTCCCAAAAGCCGAACTTCCAAAACATGCCTATTAGGGATGAGGAGCAGGCAAGGTGCATCCGTAGTGGAATCATTCCAAGGCATAAGGGTTGGATGCTCGGTGAGTTCGACTTTTCAGGCCTGGAGGTCCGGGTCGGCGCTTGCTACCACAAGGACCCGGTCTGGATCTCTGATGTCCTTGAGGGGGACATGCACCGGGACTCCGCCATGGACTGCTACTGTCTTCCATTGGAGGAGATGGAAAAGAGGATTCGCTATTGCGGAAAGAACAAGTTCGTATTTCCGCAATGCTATGGGGATTACTACGTCAACTGCGCCAAGGCATTGTGGGAGTCCATAGATCTCATGGGCCTCAAGACGGCTAGCGGAATTCCTCTGAGAGCCCATTTGAAGTCAGTGGGCCTCGGAACGTATGCCAAGTTCGAAAACCACATCAAGAAGGTCGAGCATAAGTTTTGGTTCGAGAAGTATACGCAGTATTCCGATTGGAAGGATCGGCATTATGCGGCCTATTGCAAGAATGGATATGCCGACATGTTTACTGGCTTCAGATGCAGTGGCTTGATGTCCAGGAATGACGTGATAAATTATGTGGTTCAGGGAGCCGCATTCCACTGCCTCCTGAAGACGGCCCTTATAACCCAGGAATGGCTGGATCGCAAAGGCATGAAGTCCTTGATTATTGGTCAGATCCATGACTCCATGATAATGGAGATTCATCCCGACGAGCTCATTCCAATAACGAGGAAGGTCCGGAGAATAGGGCATGAGCTTTCCAGTATATGGCCCTGGATTATCATTCCTTTGGACATCGACTTCGAAGTGGCGCGTCCGGATGAGCCATGGGTCAAGAAGAAAGAATGGGACTTTGAAACAGAAACCTGGAAGAAGAAGGAGTAGGCGATGAGCGGGCATATTGACATCGATCTGGATGGGACCCTGGCGGAATACCATGGGTGGAATGGAGGCAAGATTGGGAAGCCGGTGGAGCGAATGGCCAAAAGAGTGAGAGGCTGGATCGCGCAAGGCGTCCCAATTCATATCTTGACGGCCAGGGCGGCATCCAATAACAAGGACAGGGATGAGCAGATCGCGAAGGTGAGGGCATGGTTCAGGGAGAACTTCGGCAAGGACGTGGTGGTGACTGCCGAAAAGGATTTCGAGACTATGGAGATCTGGGATGATAGGGCGGTCCAAGTCGAGAAGAACACCGGTCGTCGGATAGACGGCTTGAACTAAAGGAGGGTTTCATGGTTCTATATCAGAAGTATCGTCCACAGGATTTCGATGATTTCATCGGCAACAAGAAGGTCATCAAGGAACTGAGGTCATTACTGGCCAGGGACCGCAAGGACATGCCTCATGTCTTTCTATTCTATGGACCGGCCGGGACGGGGAAGACTTCCATAGCAAGGGTCCTGGCCGCCAAATTGGAATGCACGGATCGTGACCTTCAGGAGTGGAACTCAGCCAGTTTCAGAGGGATCGATACCGCCAGGGAATTGATAAGGAGCAGCCAGCTTCGTCCCAACAAATGCCCATGCAGGGTATGGATCATAGACGAGTGTCATAAGTGGACGAAGGAGGCGCAGGAGGCCCTTCTGAAGCTTTTGGAGGATACTCCAAGGCATGTCTATATTCTGCTCTGCACGACCAATCCTGAGATGCTGCTGAAGACCGTTCGTTCAAGATGTCATGAGATTGGCATGGAGTCTGTCCCCATAGACGCCTGCGTCGGGCTCATGAAGGAGATCATTCACACGGAAGGATTCAAGGTTCCGGATGATGTCCTGGAAAAAATAGCGGAGGAGGCCGATGGCTGCTTGAGACAGGCCCTGATGGTTCTGGACAAGATTCGTGATTTGGATCCAGAGGACATGAAGAAGGCGGCCCAAGTTGTCCAGACCACCGAGAAGGCCATCAAGGATCTCTGCCAGGCCATGATGTATGGCAAGCCCTGGAAGGTGGTTGCCGGCATCATCCCCAATATCGCGGAGGAGCCGGAGTCCATCAGGCGTGGAGTTCTGGGATATCTGTCGGCGGTCCTCATGAACAAGAAGACCGATACGCAATCCGGCAAGAACGAGGCCACGAAGATCTATCTCATCATGTCCTGCTTCAAGGAGAATTATTTCTATACAGGGAAATCTGGATTAATTCTTTCATGTTTTGAGGCCGTATCTGGATCTGACTGAGGTCAGTCCCGGTATAATATTATGAGGAGATTTTTATGGCTTCTTCAGACTTGGAAGAATTCGATGACTTGGAAGAATACGATTTCTCAAAGCTTCTATCCATAGACATCAATGAGCTGGATTCCGAATGGGTGCGCCAGCCTAGGATCTTTGAGAAGATATGCAGGATGTCGTCCAGGGCCAAGCGCGAGGTCGAGCATTGCAAGAACGTCCTAGAGGCGCTTAAAGCCGAAAAGGCATCCATCATCAGGAAGAATCCAGGGAAGCACGGGCTGCTTAAAATAACTGACAAGGCCATAGAGGCGGCCATTCTAGAGGACAAGGAGTATCTCAGCGCAGTGACCCGGGCCATGGACGCCAAATATCAATCGGACGTCTTGACCGGGGCGGTGCGAGCCTTGGAGCATAAGAAGGATTCTTTGGAATATTTGACGCGCCTCTACCTTTCCAATTATTTCATCGGACCATCCGAAGGGAGCGGAGCTTCGATGGTGGGTCAGGTTCAGGCGGATGAAGCCGTGAAACGCAAAGTCTTCAAACGGATGAATGGAGGTAAGGGATGACTTGGGTCTTGGCACTCTTCCTGGCCGCGATCCTATCGCCTTTCTGGCTATACGTCGTAGCAAGATTAATAGCACACGCAGTGGTCCGCTCATGTCGGGCTGACCAGGATAATCAAAAAGGAGAACAAGATGGCAGAGAAGATGTCGATGCGGGATCGCATCAAGAGCAAGGCGGAAAGCTCGGGCTCCAGGGACGTGGGGTATCTGAAGCTTCCCACAGGAGTTGAGCTTTTCCAGGTCGATCCGAAAAAGAAGAAGGCCACTCTGGATTTCATTCCATACAAGGTCACCCAGGAGCCCAATCTGGACGATGTCCCGGCAGGAAGCGACTGGTATCGCAGGGGATTCAAGGTCCACCGCGCCGTCGGTCCGGACGATGCCATAGTGGTATGCCCCAAGACCATAGGCAAGAAGTGTCCCATCTGCGAAGAGTTCGCCAGACTCAAGAAGGACCCGGATGCCGAAGCTGAGGATGCCGAAAGCATTCGCCCCAAGCTCAGGTATCTCTACAACGTAAAGGACAGGGAAGGCAACAAGTTCATTTGGGACGTCAGCCATCACCTCTTCCAGAAGTGGCTCGACCAGGAGATCCATGAAGGCGATGATTCCCTGGCGGACTTCGCCGAGGTCAAGACCGGCTCATCCCTGACCATCCGATTCTCCGAAGAGACCTACAAGAAGAACGTCTACTACTCCACCAATCGCATCGATTTCGTCAGCAGAGAGGAACCCGTGACGAAGGCCGATTTGGCGGATGCGTGCGACCTCGACTCCATTCTCATCATCCATTCCTATGACACTCTGCGCGCCATGCTGATGGGCGCGGATGTCGATGAGGATGAGGATGCTTCGGATAAGGCTCCGAAGAAGGTCAAAAAGGAGGTAGACGAAGACGACGAGGACGAACCTCCCAAAAAGAAGAAAGTCCTCGACGATGATGAAGACGAACCTCCCAAGAAGAAAAGGCCCGTAGATGAAGACGACGAGGATGAGGTCCCTAAGAAAAAGAAAGTCCTCGAAGACGACGAGGATGAGGTCCCTCCAAAAAAGAGAAAGACGGTTTCAGAGGACGACGAGGATGAGGTCCCTAAGAAAAAGAAAGTCCTCGACGACGATGATGATCCTCCCAAGAAGAAAAAGCTCGTAGACGAGGACGACGAGGACGCTCCTCCAATCAAAAGGAAGCTGAAAAAGGCCTCCGATGACGACGAGGACGAGCCTCCCAAAAAGAAGAAGCCTCTGTCCAGGGATGACGATGACGACGATCCGCCAGTCAAAAGGAAGAAGCCCTCTTCGGATGACGACGAGGACTCCTCTCTGAGCGCTGAGTGTCCGAGCGGATATCGTTTCGGAAAGGACGTCGGCAAGAAGAAGTCATGCGAGAGATGCAAGATCTACGATGACTGCCGGGAAGCATACGACAAAGAGAACTGAGTGATTGTCCCCCTTCTGATCCTCCTGGGTGTGGAGAGGATTGGAAGGGGGGCTTCTTAGGAGCTATATGTCTGAGAAGATCAAATTGGCGTTGAAGAGCCGGCCCGAAACCACGGAATCAGACCTGGACGTGGAAGCGCCAGGGGATAGAATGCTCCTTCCATTCGGATCAACCATGCTCAATCTGGCATGTTCCGACACTCCATTCGGAGCGATTCGCTGTGGCAGAATAGTTCAAATCTTTTCAGGGACGCACGCCGGCAAGACCATACTGGCCATGAGTGGAGAGGCCGAAGCCTCCATTCTTCCTGAATTCGACGAATACGATCTCATAGACGACGACGTCGAGCATGCCGACGACTTCGACGTCTCAAAGATATTTGGAAAGAGGCTCGCGAAGAGAATTCAGTCCCCTAGAATTGTGGACGACGAGCCCATCAATAGCGACACTATCGATGACTTCAAAGACAATATCCTCCGTCGTCTGAAGTCCAAGACTCCTTTTGTGTATGTCCTGGATTCGGTGGACTCGCTCACTGATAATTCAGAAATCAAAAAGGCTGAAGAGGATCTCAAGGCCAGGGACAAGGCCAGAAAAGCCGGAGAGGACACTGAGGACTCTGCTGGCAGCTATAATATGATTCGCCAGAAGAAGATGTCCGAAAATCTCCGCATGGTGAAAAAGAAGCTATGGGATGCCAAATCCCCTCTGATCCTCATTTCTCAGGTCAGGGACAAGGTCGGGGCGCAAAGATTCCAGGAAAAGGAGTCTCCGGGCGGGGGCCGTTCTATAGAGTTCTACTGCTCGCATCGAATCAAGCTGAAGGTCATCGAGCATATCAAGAGCTCGGTCTATGAGAACCTGGAGATTGGCGTGAAAGTCAATGCCGAGGTCATCAAAAATAAGCTGACTGGAAAGCGGAGATCCGCGACATTCTGCATATACTACGATTATGGAATCGATGATGTCGGCTCCATGGTCGATTTCATTATAGACAACGACCACTGGAAACCAGCCAAGGCCAAAGCAGCATCCGAGGATGAGGATACCGGCCGGAAAAAGAAGGCTGGAGGCAAAGTGGTGGCTCATGAGCTCTGCGATACCCCCATGTATCGCAAGGAGCTCGCCAATTTCATTAGGGAGAATGGCCTACGTCGAAGGGTTCAGAAGATAGCGGGAAAAGTATGGGCCGCCAGGGAGGAGGCGATAAGCCTCAAATGGAAGTCCTTATATGACTGATTCCGACACCATCCTGATAGACTCCAATTATCTGGGCCATCGCGCCAGATACACCATGAAGGGCCTTTCCCATGGAGCGAAAGGGACTGGCGTCATCTTCGGATACCTGTCCCAGATTCTCCATCTTAGCGAGATGTTCAAGACCAATGACCTAGTCCTATGCTGGGATAGCCGCAAATCAATTCGAAAGATTGGATATCCCTGGTATAAGAAGAGGAAGGAGCTGACGGACGAAGAGCGTGAGGATCTCCAGGATGCCCTCCGCCAGTTCGATCTTCTGAGAGAGGAGATACTTCCTGAGATTGGATTTGAGAACATCCTGATGTCCACAGGATATGAGTCTGATGATCTCTTTGGGGAGATAATCAAGACCTGGCCTGGGAGCTTCGTCATCGTCTCGGCTGATGAGGACCTGTTCCAGCTTCTGCATGGATGTCGTTGCTACAATCCCAATAAGAATAAGATGATGACCTCCAGCCGCCTATTCTCCGAATATGGCATAAAGCCTAAGCAGTGGGTTATGGTGAAAGCCATTGGCGGCTGCTCCTCAGATACTGTCCCCGGCATCCCCGGAGTGGGAGAGAAGACCGCCATCAAGTATCTGAAAGGCGAGCTGAAGCCGGCATCCAAGGCATTCCAATCAATTGAGGCCGGAAAGGATGTCATCGCCAGGAATCTGAAAGTCGTGAGCCTTCCTCTGGCCGGTGTGGAACTTCAGGATAAAATACCCAACCGCTATAGCATGCCAGGATTTTTGAATGTATGTTCTAAGTATGGCATGGATTCATTCCTGGAGGAGGATATGCTCCTGAGATGGGAGACCTTGTTCTCAGGAGAGTCCGATCCCGTAAGAAATAAAATGAAGAAGCGCAGGGGCTTGGGCCTTGCTAGAAAGGATGAAGAATGAGACCAGGCGGAGGAAAGGCGAAAGGAAGTTCATTTGAGAGGGAGATAGCCAGAGTCCTCTCAAGATGGTGGACCGGTTTGGAGAGGGACGATGTTTTCGCAAGGACCATGAGCTCCGGAGCTTGGGGGACGCAAAGGGCCATGAGAGGCCGCTCCACGTTCGGACAGTATGGGGACTTGCAGGCCATCGATCCTATAGGCCAGCCATTCCTGGACGTATGCTGTATCGAGATAAAAATAGGCTATGGCTCCTGGTGCATTCTGGACGCCTTGGATAGGCTGAGGGGGACCCATCCCCAGACCTTTGAGAATTTTCTCATCCAGGCCCAGTGTTCCGCTGAGAGGGCGGGGGGCGGCAGGTTCCCAGTCCTCATAGCGAAGAGGGACCGCAAGGAGGCCGTCATCGCCTATCCCCTCCCATTGCAGCACCGCATAGAGGCCGTATCCGGGGCTCCAGGAAAGGACGTGGGAGGAATGAGGATTCATATTCCCAATGGAGAATATCCTTGGATTCTCATGCGTCTTGATGAGTTCGTGGAGTGGGCATCGCCGGAGGTCTTCAAAAAGCCCGTCCAAAAGATAGAATCGAAGCCGAAGCTCAAACTCAAATTGAAGTCATCCTGATGCTGAAGTCGATTGATATAGTGGGATTCCAGTCACATAAGAATTCCCGGTTTGTGTTCCATCCTGGAGTCAATGCCGTCCTTGGCATCTCGGACTCCGGGAAGTCCTCCCTAGACCGGGCAATTCGCAAGGTGGAGCAGAATCGGCCATCATCCGCCAGGTTCATCAATCGGGACTGTTCATCCTGCCGTCTCGCCCTGACTGTAGAGGAGGGGGACACCATTGTCCGGAATGTGGGGAAGAACGACAACTACGTCATCAATGATGAGGAGCCTCTGACCGCCTTGAACCAGGGAGTCCCGGAGGACGTGTCCAATATTCTCAATATGGGACCCCTGAACCACTCCGTCCAATCCTCTCCGCATTTCCTGCTATCCTCCACTCCTGGGCAGATTGCCAAGATGATCAATGAGGTCGCTGACCTCACTGTCATTGACTCTTCCATAAAATGGATACAGAATGCCGGCAAGAAGAATTCCGAACGACAGAAGTATGCCGAGCAGGACTGCGCCAAAGCGAAGAGCGCTCTGGAGTCATTGGAATTCTTGGATGACATGGTGTCGGATCTGGAGGCTCTGGAGTCCAAGGACCTCGCCATTACGGGGCTGAGGGAATCCATCAATGGAATGGATAGGATAACGCGCCATCTGGACTCCATTGATCTGTCCATGGCTGAGTCGGCTTATGTGGAAAGAATGGATGCCAGCCTATCCTCTTTGGAGTCCATGGATCGGGACCGCACAGCCTTGCGGAGATCCGTGAAGGCCCTGGCCATTCACTTGGATTCCATGGATGAGGCTGAAGAGGCGATATCCAATTGGGATTCTCTGGAGGATATCGGCTCCAGACTCGTGGCTTTGGAGTCCAAGAACAAGGCCATGAAAAGCATGAGTCCGGAATCTGAGAAGCTTGAAAGCCTCATTTCGAGAATCGAACTTATGGAGGCTGGAATCGTGTCTTTGGATTCAGAGATAGTGGATGCCGAGCTTCGCTTGAAGAAGCTCATGCCTGAAAAATGTCCATTGTGTGGAAAACCAAAATAAGGAGTATTATGAACATCGAAATGTCCAAGACCCAGGACGGCGCGTTGTCCTTCAGCGTGGAGGGCCATTATCTCGGACCGCAGAACAAGCAGATGATCTTTGATCTGGACGGCAAGGTCCAAGTTATATTCACCCTGACCCAGGTCGGAGTCGGCGTCCAAGTCCATAATTGCTGTCCGGTCCCATACAAGACCATCCTATTCCATAGGGCCTCCGGAATAAAGGGATGGCTGGCCTGTGCCAAAAGCCTTGAGGATTCCATTTGCCAGGCCTTGGCTGAGATGGCCGATGATGGTTGTCCGGGAATGGGAGTGAGCATCGCCACATTCGTCTCTGAGGTGAAGAAGGTCGAGCCTCCGAAGCCTGGAAAGGAGCTTATAATTCCAGGCGGCAATGTCAAAGGCTGGTCCCTCATGGGAGAGAAGAAATGAAGATCATAGAACAGTCCCACAAGATAGAGTCCATGACGCCAGAGCCCCTTCTGTTGATTGAGAGGGCTGCCCGGACCTGCTATAAAAGCGAGGGGCGTATAGCTGATGGCTCAGCGGAGATGCTGATAACCAAACTGATCAAAAGAGGTCATGAAGCCATGCTAGAGCATGCCATGGCGACTGTCAGATTCGTGACAGATCGGGGAGTCTCTCATGAATTGGTCAGACACCGGCTGGCGTCATTTGCGCAGGAGAGCACCAGATACGTCAAGTATGATGGAGACATGGAATTCATCAAGCCGGTTTGGTTAGTCCTCCCTCAAGACGATATCGTCAATATCGACGCTGCCATGGCATCGGCGGACCGCGAGATGGTCGTGATTCGAGATGGCAAGTCTGGATTTTGGTATCGTTCTTGTAAAGAGTCAGAGCGCACATACAAAGACATGATTCATCACGATGCCCAGCCCCAAGAAGCCCGCCAAGTCCTTAACAACTCTGTCAAGACTGAGATCGTCGTGACTGCCAACTTCCGGGAATGGAGGCATATCTTCGCTCTCAGGACTGCCCCAGCCGCCCATCCCCAGATGAGAGCTTTGATGCTCCCTCTTCTTTCCGACTTCCGGCTCCTTGTCCCAATAATATTCGATGATGTGGAAGTGCTTCCATGACGGTATCCGAGCATCTGAGGAAGCGGCTTCTTGATAACTGTGGCATGGCTTCTTCCAGAAAACTGGAGGCTGACTACGCCATAGACGTCTTGAGGAAGACTGAGTGGTGCCCAGAGTTTGAATCCAAGATGAGAGCCTGTTTACTGATGGGAGCTATTCGATATGGCAGGCTGGAGGATCCGAACAAGCCAAAATACGATTACGTGGATGCCAGCTTGAAGCGCCTTGCTGAGTATTCCAGGACCGGGAATAGGCAGCTTCTTGTAGACGTGGCGAACTTTTGTCTAATAGAATTCCACAACGATGAGCATCCATTGAGCCATTATGACTCATCAGACGCCGAGCATGTCCCGGTGAAAGAGCATTTCGCAATATGTATCCCAGGAGGTTCCAAAAAGGACTACGAGGATGCCAGGAAGATAATCAGGGAACAGGATTCCAAAAGGAAATAGAATGTCCTCAGTCCCGAAAATCACAGCTTCTGATGTCCAGGTGGCGGTCGCCAGATTGTTCAATTGGAGACAGCACATAATCATCCCAAACGTGTCATGGGGAATTGGACTGCGCCACGAAGCTGACTTGGTCGTCCTCAGCAAATCCGGATATCTCAAAGAGATTGAGATCAAGGTCTCGGCATCCGACATCAAGGCTGATATGAGGAAAGGGCCACGCTGGGCGCGAGTAATGGGAGACCAGGATGCCATGGGATACAGCTTTCACATGGAGGGGCCAATTCGTCAACTGTTCTTTGCAGTCCCGGAGCATCTGGCCGACAATCCAAACATCCCCGAAAAGGCAGGGATTATCGCGGTCAGATGGGAGGAGCCTTATAATCATCTGGAGAAACATCGTCTCGGAAGATATGCCGCCAGGATCATCCGCGCCGCTAGCGTGCGCAAGGAGGCCATTCCATTGAAGGAGTCTGAAATTAGGCACCTGCTCCACATGGGATGTATGCGTGTCTGGAGCCTGAAGGAGAAGATAATGCAGATGCGTAGGGAACCTATCAGAAATAAACTGCCGCTAGTGAGGCCCAGAAGATGCTCTCCATAGCCGATTCCATGCTCATTATTGGGGACACCCATCTCAGGGAGGACTCCCCACGATGCCGGACGGATGATTATCTGGCAGCTCAGTGGAGGAAGCTGGACTTCATTATGGAGACCGCCAAGTCCAGGAAGGTCAAGGCAATTCTCCATGCCGGGGATCTGGTCCATATTTGCAAGAATAGGACGACCTCCACATTCCTATCGGAGATAATCGACAGGCTCAAGTCCAGCATTCCCATTCTTCTAAAGCCTGGGAACCATGACTGCCCAAATCATCGGGAGGACAAGATTCTGGATGGCCGGCTTTCCGCCATTTTATCAGGAGTCCCGAACCTATCCATAGGATGCCCTGAAGGCGTGGAGATGCTTCATACTTTCGTCTGGCATCCCGACGACCGGCCATCGGAGAAGATTCCAGGGGAGTCGGCGGATGAGATTCTGGACAGGACCAAGGCCCAGCTTGTCATCACAGGGGATAATCATCAAAGCTTCGTCTTTGAGAGGGAGCCTAGACTTCTAGTGAATCCCGGTTCCATGATGAGAATGACTTCCATACAGGCGGCATTCCGCCCGACCATTTATCATTGGGATGGGTCGTCTGTCCACGCTATTAGGATTCCAATAGAGAAGGGCGTGGTCCTGGAGGATGCCAAGGAGGAGGGGGATGAGATGGATGATCGAATGGATAGGTTCATTTCCAAGATGGAGAAGTCGGGACGAATAGTCATGGACTATAGGACCAATATGCGCGAGTATTTGGGGGCCAACCCAACCAATTCAAGAGTGAGCAGTCTAATATGGGAGGCAATAGATGGGGAATCTTACTGAAACGCTTCTGGCGCTGCGGGCCAGAATAGACAAAGACAAGGCGAGCCGCCAGGAGAAGCAGGGCGAGCTGAAGCAATTGAAGGCGGTCCTCAAGTCCGAATATGGCTGCTCTTCCATAGAGGAGGCGCGCAAGAAGCTGAAGGGCATGAAGTCGAAGTTGGAGGTTCTGGAGTCCGACTTATCCAAAGGTCTTGAACGTCTGGAGAGGGAATATGCCAAACGAACGACTTCAGACGATCAGGAATAATGTCATGCAGCTTATGGGCCAGAGAAAGGCCCATGAGCGGCTATTGGAGGAGTCGAAGTCTACACTGAAGAATCTGGTGATTGAGTCGAAGAACATTGCCGAGGCGGCCCGAGTCATCCGTGTGGTGGCCGAAGCCACGCAGAGGCAGCTCCAGTTCCAGATCTCCGAACTCGCCTCCATGGCCGAGGCCGCCGTATTCCCTGAACCCTATAAGGTGGTCGTGGAGTTCACACAAAGACGTGGGCAGACCGAAGCCGACGTATTCTTTGAGCGTGACGGCCTCCGGGTCGAGCCGTTGGAGGAGTCAGGACATGGAGCCTCCGACATAGCATCCTTCGCGCTCCGCATTTCCATGTGGTTGCTCTCCACCAATCGGACTCGCAATGTCTTTATTTTCGATGAGCCATTCAAGAATCTGAACGGCTCTGAATTGCAGGAGTCAATGTGGAAGATGGTCAAGTCCATTTCCAGGAGGCTTGGAGTGCAGTTCATTATCATCACACAATTCCATGGACTTGAAGACATAGCCGATCGGGTATTCACTGTCAAATTGAAGAACGGAGTCTCAGTGGTGGAACGGCGCGATGCCGTCAAACGTAAGCTCCTGTCCAAGAATTGATTTTTGTCGTTTTTGGACTATATTGGAGATGAAAACTACTACTGGAGATTCCTATGGCGAGCATCTATGATGTCATTTCCCACGATGGCGACCTTGTCCGTTCATCGTCCACCTCTCCTGCAAGAGTCGATGGCCTGTCTCTGCCGACGCCAGCAGATCCCTCATTCCTCACCGACCTATACATCGACCTTCTTCAGCAAGGCAACATTCGCGTAGATGCCTCTCTCATCATCAAGGTCCTTTCGGCGGCCAAGTATGGCTATTCCAGGGATCAGTGCTCGCTCTTCAAGGACGTCATAGAGAAGAGCCCCGTCATAAGGGCTCATATCCAGACCAGAAAGCAGGCGGTCCTTGCGACTGACTGGACCATTCTGGGAGGCGACAATCAGCATAAAAGGGATGAGGTCCGCGACATTCTCATGGATGCCGGAATCACCCGCCTCATAGCACACTTGTGTTCTGCTACGGAAATGGGCTTCTCAATTGGAGCCAATGTGTGGGGCAAGGGTCGTTCCCATATTAAGGAATTCTCCCTCATCGAGCCGATGAATGTGGAATGGCGTCCCGATGGCCAGTGCATTCTGGCCCCCGTGACTTCAGGAGTCCGTATCCCCATCACGACAAACATAGCCCATCAGTTCGTCATTCACACTCCTATGGTCACTCTGGGCATTCCTTCCACGATGGGCCTCATGCGGTCCCTGATTTGGATTTTCTTCTATCACAGTCATGCCACCAGGGAGAAGGCCCGCTACCTTGAGCAGTTCGGCATACCCTTCCTTATCGGCAAGATCAGCGAGCAGGACTTCAGGGATGCCACTCGCAGAGCCGAGCTTGTCGACCAGTTGCGCAATCTCGGAGCGCAAGGAGCCGGAGTCTGCACGAATGGCGCTGAGATAACCAGCCTCAACGTCACTACCGGGACCGGAAGCGGGAACGGAAACTTCCTTGAGTGGCTGGAATACCACGACAAGGTGGCAGCCATTCTCATTCTAGGCCAGCAGGCCACAAGCGGTCCCACAGGTGGGTTTAGCAAAGGACAGGCCCAGGAGAACGTCAGACAGGATATTCTCAAAGGCGACTGCTCGCTCCTCAGCGAGACCATCACCAACCAGGTCATTCGCCCTCTTGAAGAGGCCCGATATGGGACACGCGAGCTTCGTTTCGATATCTCCCCTGACGACCTCACCGCCATATCGGCCAACGTGAAGGCGGTCAAGGATATTGGCTTCAGTCCCACAGAGGAGTGGGTCGAAGAGAAGTTTGGAATCCCCCTGAAGAAGTCGGATAGCGCCGTTTCCACAAAGGGTGGCTCTCCCTCTCCGAAAGCGGAGGCTCCAGCCCCTTCTGCCCCAGCCATTCCAGAAGCCGCAGCCGCTCCTGCCATTCCAGCCGCAACACCGACTCCTAATGAGCCGGCTCCATTCTCTGATAATATGATTTCCTTCGATGACTCTGACATGGACTCCATGATCAGCGAACACAATGCCCTCATTGAGTCCAGCGAGCTCCCAGAGGATGTCAAAGCCGAATTGATGGCGGCTCCTGGAGATACTCCTGAGACGCTGGCATCCAAGGTCAGGGATGCTACATACGTGCGTCAGGCCCAGTCAGATGATGAGAGGCAGAGGGATGAGCTGGCCAGGGTGAGGAACACGGCCCTGGCCGCCGCCGCACAGAGAGCCCCAGCATACGTCGTCCCATCCGAAGTCACTCCCCAGGCCCAGGGGAATATAGACGTAATGAACCGGCCCCAGGTCAAGAATCCGGATGGCACCACAAGCACAGTTCGATCAATCAGCATAGGGACTCCGGATGGCGAAGTCCTGATTCCGACTGTCAGCGAAGATGGCCGCATCATGTCGAATGAGGAGGCCATTGAGCAGTATCGCAGGACGGGCAAGAGCCTTGGGACCTTCAAGACCCCGGAGGAGGCCACCACCTATGCTCAGGATCTCCACAAGCAGCAGGAGTCCATGGGAGCGAAGGGAGAAGGGTTGCCGGACTCCGACTACATCGCCAAGGCCATTGAGCAATACAAGACCTCCAACGGCATGACGCTTTCCAGGACGGACGATCTCATCAAGGCCAATGCGGAGGAGCTCGCCAAGCAGGACAACGTCAATATCGATCCCGAGACCGGCAAGCCCACTTCATGGGTCAAGACCCCTGCGGAATTGGAGAAGGAGAAGGCTGCGGAGGCCCAGGCAAAGGCCCAGGCCGACCGCATCGATGCTCTGAGAAAAAGCGCCCAGGCCAAGAAAGCGACTCCGGATGCCTTCCAGAAAGCCATCTGGGAAATGCTGTATGGTCCCAACAGCGCCGACACTCCTCCTGACCGCAAGGCAAGGGCGGACGAAGCAATGCACGCGCTTGTCGGCCTCAAGCGGCAGGAAGGCGAGAGCCAGGATCAGGCCGTCCAGAGAATTATGGGAGAGTTTCCTGACATTCTTCCCAATGCCAAGCTTTCTCCGGAGGAGCAGTCCATTCTGGATGAGGACGCCCGCAAGGCCATAGATGAGGAGAACGAGAAGGCTTTACAAGAAGGGAGGGACGTTCGCGAAGGCGGAAGCCCTTTCGTCTATATCCGCCAGAAGGCGGCGAAGTTATTGTCATCCGAAGACGACGCCGTCCCTGATCCCAAAGAGCTGGAGCAGTTCGGCAAGTCCGTCTTGGGACGCATGCACACCCTCATGTCGGACCCCGCATTCCGCAGCCTTCCCGAAGACCAGAGGAAGCAGATATCCGAATTCCTTCTAGGGACCGCCAATCAGGTCCTGGAAGTCGCCTCTATTGAAAAGGATCGTCCGGAGTCCCGAAACCTGTATGAGCAGGCATGGGCCTCCACGAAGAGGGGTCTGCTGCAGGCCGTCCCCATGGTCGCCTTGGATGTCTTGAAGACCTATGGAACCGCCAGCGCGGCCGCCCATGAGGCTCTGGGCAATAAGCTCATCAAGGCCCAAGGCCTTCTCGATAGAAGCTCCCGTTGGTTGGAGGACAAGCTTGGGACCGGAACGGCCAAGTCGGAGTCCAGACCTGGAGAGCTGACGAATCGTCCTGGAGGGCTGCTTGATGTCCTGGGCCGCAAGGTGGGGGATGCTTCGGAGGCTGAGGAGTTGAGAAAGGCTACCACGGAAGCCCAGCAGACAATAGCCACTGCGATGGAGACGAGCCCCGATCTCATGCCCTCCAAGGAGCAGCGCTCCGATAAGTTTTCAATGAATGGAGTTGTGGACCTTCTCGCCACTGGAGGCGTCCAGCTTGGCTCCATGCTCATTCCGGCTGGAATAGTGGGAAGGGCCGCCCGGCTTGCCGGCATGTCCGCCAATGCCATTATGGGGGCCACTCAATTGGGGTTCCTGGCACCGGCCGGAATCCAGGCATTCAGCTCCTCTTTCAATGAGGCCTTCGATAAGCTGACTTCCCAGGGCATGGCGGCATCAGATGCCTTCCAGGTGGCGGCATCCGAGGGCGCTGTGAATGCCGCGGCGCAGACCGCTTTGAACTATACTCCCTTCCAGAAGGTGGTGGCTCCATTCCTCTCCAAGAGCAAGGTGCTTCCAGACCTCTTGAATTATGCCGGCTCGACAGCGAGCAAGGAAATTGCCAAAGCCAGACCGGGATTCTTCAGGGCCGGCTTGGACTCCTATCTTTCCGTGGCCGGAGCCAATGCAGTGGGAAGCCTGGCGGCGGATGTCACCAGGGCTCTCCACGATGACTCGAATATAGTCAATGCCCTGACCCAGGAGGGCGCGGCCTCCAGCAAGGCTGTGAATAACATCGTGGATGAGTTGGGAGCCTCCATGATATCCTCATGGATGGCATTCTTCCTTGGCGGTTTCTCACGCGGGAAGGTGCAGAGGGATATCGGCGAAGTGGTGGAGGCCATGCTCGATAATCCAAAGGAGCTTCCTGAAGTCCTGAAAGGGGCCGGAGTCACCAATTCCAGGCTCAAGACCATGGCCACCAGATTCGCCGAAGCTTTGGAGTCCAATAATCTGGACAAGGCGAACACCCATCTGTCGAATATCATGGAGAGCTTCCAGTCCACAGGAAAGCTCGGAGACAAGATGCAGGCCGCAGCAGTCCAGGGAGCAGCGCTCAAGGCCATGGCTTCAAAGCTGGGCCAGGCCGCGGACGCCATGGATCTGCCGAGCCCCATCTCCGAATTGGCTTTGGATGATGGACTCCGGAAGTATATGGCCACATACGGCGACTTCTCCAAGGCGGTCCAGGATGGGAACCTCAACGTCCGCTTCGTCAATACTCCTGAGATGGAGAGAATGGCCGGAGGCGATCATCGCGCCTACTTCAGCAAGTCCGGCAATCAGTCCACCATTCTAATAGACGGCTCCAAGATAACGGATGTCAGGGAGCTGCATGACCTTCTGGGCCATGAGGACTTTACGCATAGGTTCCTTTATGGGCATGGAGCCGCCATTCCGGAGGCCAGGGTTGAGAAGTTCGAGTCGCTCGTCTCCGATCTGGCATCCAAGGAAGGCAATGGTTTCTGGTCCCAGGACGTCGAGGACCAGTATCGCTCCATTGGCGAAAGACAGGGGAAGACCCCTGAACAGATCGGCAAGCTCCTGGCAATGGAGAAGGTGGCGAAGTTCATGGAGTCCGGAGCCTTTAGGGATATGGAAGGCAAAGGACAGCTTGGCCAGTTCGTCCACAATATCATGGTATGGTTCAAGAGGGTATTCCCCGGCATCTTCGGGGAGGCTAGCGACGCCGATGTGGCCGGGACAATCTCCGACCTATTCAAAAGCTACCAGGGGACTCCTGAAGCCCAGGGCGAGCCTGATCGCAGGAATGTCCCGCCAAAGGTCAGGCTCAGCGCCGCCAAGGTTCCAGAGCCCGTAGCGCAGTCCATTCTGAAGCGCATGGACGATCCGGCCCTGCTTTCCGATTTCGAGATGCGCCGCTCCATGAATGAGGAGCTTGCGAATTATGGCCTGAATCTCGATGACTTCGGCTCCCAGTTCGCCGCCTCGACGGACAAGACGAATAGATTCAAAAGGCTGCTCTCAAGCGAGCCGACAAAAACAGCAAAGGAGGCTACAGATGCGCTCGGTGGAAAAGGACGAGTATTCGAGTCTGTGGGACTCGAAGAGGGACAAAAGACTTGGAAAGACGAGAATGCGCGAAGCCATACAACGCTCCTGGACAAGGCAGGAGAAAAGGCGACGGAGCTCCCAATCGCAAGAGGCAAAGGGAGCCAATACGCAGTCCTGATCAATTCGGCCCTGGGAGATCCGACCATAGATCTCTCTACCCTGATGAATTGGGATGGCGCCTCCTATGTCCAGAAGAAGGGAAGCCCGGCCAAGATAGTATCCTCCGGCTCCGAAGGCGTCCTATTCACGCTCCCTGACTACTCACACACGATATTCAAGTCGTGGCCATTGCAAGACCGCTGGGTGGCTGGGCATCATGTCGATGCCAAAGAAGGCTATGGCATGAAGATCTACACCTACCACACGCCATCAGGCAAATTGCTCCCGGCCCGTGGTTGGGGCTCATCGCTTGGCGATCTCCTGACTCGGTTGGAAGTGGCCAACGCCATGGGATTCTCTCCGATACGCTTCATCGGCCTCGACTCCGAAGGCGGAGCCATAACGGCCCAGCCATTCAGGAGCAAGAAGTCCTTCGCCAAGGAGACCGATTCGGACTTCGCTGTGAAGTTCAATCAGATGCTTGAGAAGCACAACCTCAAGGATGCCACGAGCCTGTTCTCCAATAGGGCCGCCGAGCTTCCATTGGCGGACCACGTATTCGTGACGGAGGTCGATGGCAAGGCATACTTCGTGGCCGACCTCTCCGGAGCGAATATCTTCAGGGATTCCAGGGACGAGTTCGTTCCCAATGATCCGCTTATCTCCAAGATATCGGAAGACATGCTGAAGGCCCATCCCGATCTTCTGAAGCTGGTCCTCTCAGCCAACCACCATGATTCGGAATCCTTCGCCTCCATCAGCACGAAGGATCGCGATATCAAGATAGCCAATAAGGTCATCACCAGAATCGGCAAAAAGGGCGGCGTGTCCCCGGACGAGATTCCCGCATTCCAGAAATGGATCAGTGTGGGCGATGCCCTGGGCCGCAAGAATATGGCGGAGGCCATAGAGGCGGCTGGAGAATATATCGACAACGTGGTTGGAGACCCTGAGGATGCCGCCAAGCTCAAGAAGGCCGTGGTCCAGGCGGGGAAGACCTCCAGGAATTGGAACGCATTTGCGGAGCGCGTCATTAAGATCTGCGACGACCTGCCCTCGGAATTCGAGAAGCGCAGGAATGATATCGCAGTCAATTCCTATTATAGAAGAATCCTTGAATACGCCAAGGCCAAAGGAGCGGGGAAGGATGCCGGGATGCCTCCGCTCTATACCGGGGAATGGGGACATGATCCGACAGGGGACGTCATCCTGACCAGCGGAGAGACCTTCTACAATCGAGTGGTCCCAGCGGATGCCTCTGGCTATAAGATGCCTTGGAGGCTTCTGTCAGAGGAGGAGCGCGCCAACTGGAATGAGGCGGTGGACTCCTCCAGGAATCAGTCGGCCATGGTCAAGGAGATTGCCGACGATGCCATTCGCTCCGACATGGTCCCGGCACAGTATCGCTCAGCGTATGAGAGCATCATCATGGATGCCATTCGCTCCGAAGACGTGCCTCAGCTCGCCAAGGAGAAGGCCAAGTCCCGGCTCCTGGAAATCAGGGATCTCAAAAATCCCGATCTGGCCACCCAGAAGATGTTCAATGTCTTGGATGATGTGATGGGCCAGGCCAGGGAGGAACGCCATGCCGTGGCTCTCAATCTGGCGAAGGATGCCATCTCGTCCTCCAGGGCCTATTTGAAGAGGCTTCAGTCAGCCCCGAATGAGGCCACGATGCCTTATGAGAATAACGTGAAGCTGGCCGAGTATCTTGACAGCCTGAATGAAGTCCCGGCAAGGAATGATGAAGCCATCCAGAAGACGGTGGACCACTTCGAGAAGGTCAATCAGAGACAGTCGGAGCTTACCGCCGAGATTGAGGACATCACCGGAAATCCTGAAGGTATGCTCACAGCTGATGGCGCTTTGCTTTCCGATGAGCAGCTTTCCAGGCTCAATGATCTGAGGAGGGAATTGGATGCGCAGCAGAGGCAGGCATTCATCCCTGACTACCTGGCCAAGGAGATGGCTCAATACCTTCGCAGGAATAGCGCAGTAAGGCTTGAGGACCTTCCCACCTCCAGCTTGCAGAGCATCGTTGATGATATCTATATGCTCCGCTCCATAGGCGAGACCAAGCATGACCTCTTGAAGCGGCTGGAGACCTCCGCGTTCTCCTTTGAGGTCCAGGAAGGCGTGACCCAGATGGGCAGGGCGATGTCCCTCCCCAATCCGGAAAAGCCCGACTGGGTCCGCGACTTCAATACCAGAATGGCTTCCGAGCGCGGCTACAGCCGGTCCTTCCTCAATAGGCTTCAGGACATGGGCCTGGCCATTAAGAATGGCGGCTGGGGCATGTTGGCTCCGGAGACCATTATTGACTGGTTCACGGGCATGGTGAAGGACTCCGCTCTCAAGAGGAACGTGTTCGACGTCGTCAACGACGCCATCAATGAGAACTTCAAAGTATCGGAGGCCATGAGCAAGGCCACCATAGCCAACCATGAACTGGCCTGGGAGGACATGAAAGGCGGGCTCTCCAAGAAACAACACACCCTCCATGTCAAGGATGTCCGTGGCAGGAATATTGACCTGGGTCCGATGTCTCTGGACAACCTGATGTTCATATATGCCAACTCGAAGAATCCGGATAACATCCAGCATCTTGCCGGGACCTTCCTGGAGGGCACCATCCACGATGTCATAAGCGAGACGGAGAGGATACTGCCACAGAGCCTGAAGGATGCCATCGATAGACAGATCCAGTGGTATTCCGATACCCAATGGGGAATGGTCAATAAGGAGTTCCGTAGGGAGCATGGCATCGACATGGAGAAGATCGATGGCTATTTCCCAATCAGGAACCTGGACCATGACTCGTATTCCGCAAAGGACGGCATCCTCTCCGACATGAAGGCCAGGCTCCTCTACCGCCAGAACCCGAATGCCAGGACTTCCAGCACGAAGGAGAGGACTGGAGGGCAGCAGGGCTTTGATCGGTTGAGCTATTTCGGGACAGTCAATAGGAATATGCTGGATACCGCTTGGTATGTGTCCAGCAATGAAGCCTTGACCCATGCGGCATCCTATCTCAACGACAAGGCCATAAGCAGGGCCATGAAACTACGATCCGAAGAGGCTTATCGCCAAGTCAGCAAATGGCTTGAGGACGTGGCATTTGGCAGGAATCGTAACAATAATGATGGAGTCCTGGACTACTTCAGGAATTCAATGGCTGTATCCTCTTTGGGATTCCGCGTGGTGTCCGTGCTCAATCAGCTTTCCTCGCTTCCAGTTGGAATGAAAGGTAGCAGCCCGACGGCGGCCATACGGGCGGCATACTTGCTCTCCCCCGGACCTCAGGACGTGTTCAGGGTCGGCAAGACTTTGAATATGATCTACGAAGCCAGCCCCTTCATGAAGAATCGCCCGCACAACCTTCAGAGGGAATTGGCGGAGCGCATAGAGGCCGCCAGCGAGGAGTCGCTCAGGGAGGCCATGGGAATCCCGGCTGGAGCTTCCAGAGAGGCCATAGGCTCAATCATGATTTGGGCTGGAGTTCCGGAGGGCCTTGTCAAGAACATGCCCAAGCCATCCATTAGATGGTTCGTCCAGACTTCCATGATTCCAATATCCAAAGTGGACCAGGGAGTCGCCGTTCATGTCTGGCTCGCGCATTATCTCACGCACTCCGAGACCAAAGGTCCGGAGGCCGCTGCCAGAATAGCGGATGAGGTGGTGAGGAAGACCCAGAGCCTTGGTGACTGGAGATATCTCCCCACGCTATTCCGTGAGCCGGGAGCCTGGAAGCTTCTCACTATGTTCAAAGGTCCGCTCAACCGCCAGATGAATGCACTATTCGAGTCGGCCTATCGCGGACTCTATAGCCCGGATATGCGGGATGCTTCGGCGTATGAACGCATCAAGGAGATAGGAAGCGGCCTGGGATTCTATGTCGTGGCTCCGGCTCTCGTAAGCTTCGCCGCCACCACAGGAAGCTTCGCCTACTTCTCCAGGACGGACGACCTCGTCAAGCAAATGGCCCAGCAGGTCCTAGGCGGCATTCCGCTCCTGGGCGAAGCCGCCAATGGCCTGATATCCTACGCCTGGGCGATGATGTCCAAGGACGCCAAGGTCAAGGCTGAGAAGCTTAGAGAGGCTTCGTGGGAATGGCAGATAGTGCCTCCACAGCTCAGGGCTTTGTCCGACATAGTCGATCATCCCGTCAGGGCCATTGCGGAAACCTTCGGACTTCCAATAGGCCAGATCCTGCAATACTTCAAGAACAGGGATGCCATCAGGGCTTCCGGAGACTGGAGATCCTACATCTGGTCTCCATATCAATTGGACCTCTACGACAGCCGCGCGGCCTCCATGGCCATAGGCGCTCCGGTCCCTGACTTCGATGCAGCTCTGGTCAGGTATAATTCAGACCACCCGGAAAGCGCCTGGCATCCTATGATGGCCTCCAAGAGCATCAAGATCAGGATGCAGGATGGCAAGCAGGAAGTCATCCAGCTTGACTCCGATGATCTGCTAATAATGGATGCCATGGTCGCGGATGGATTCCGCAGGGCGGTCCGGGAGCCTTCAGCCATGAAGGCGCTACGCAAGGAGATTGAGGATAGCGAGGATATTCCAGAGGGTGAGAAGGCCGGGCTGATAGAGGCCTATGCCCCCAATGACTTCAAAGACAACCCTCTCACCCCAGAACAAATAGATGTCTATAAAAGGGCTTTGGCTGATTTGCGCAAGAAGGCTCTGGAAGAGATCAAGTCCAGACGGCGCGTGGTGGTGGATAAGGATGGGAATCGTCAAATAATCGTAGGCCCTATTGCGGCTCCCCAGGATCAGGAATATGACATCGTGGATGAGGATGGCTCTACAGAAGGTTTCAATGATAACATAGGAGATGATTTTATGGCCATGTCGGATTTGTCCCCAGAGGTCAGGGCTCAAGCGGAGAAAATGGTCAAGGTCACTGACGCCCTTGATAAGCTGAAGCATGCCAGGGTGTCGCTGATCGACAGCCTAATGCCTGAGGCCGCGAAAGGACCCATCGAGGTCGACGATGCCGCCATAGTGTATGTCGAAGGCTCCGAAGGCCTGACATTCAGCAAGGACGGCATCATCAAGTTCCTGGTGGAGAAGTTCAAGATGACTCCAGAAGGGGCCAGGGCCGCAGTGGATAGCGTGGGCGAGAAGAAATACAACGCTCCATATCTGAAGGTGGTCAAGCAGTATCAGGGAGGAGCCAAGCAGGCCCCGCCAGCCAAGACCGAAACCAAGACTGAGACAAAGAAGGAGGCATAATCATGGAACTCTCAAAGCTGGCATACGAGTATCTGCATGGCGGCGAATCAGAGGAGGCCTTGAAGGAGTTGACCTCCAGGCTCAAGCCCGAGATTGAAAAGGCGAAGGACGCCGCCAAGAAGGACATGGAGGGCTATGCGAAGCAGATGTCCGACCTGTCCTCTAGGATAGAGAAGCTCCAGAAGTCTTCCGATATGATCGTGGGGACCCCGCAGCAGCGTCTGGACATGATGAACCATATTAAGGAGATGCGGGGCCAGATCAAGGACCTCAAGGTCAAGCATGACGCCTCCATGTATATGTCAGAGGCTGGTCCAGGAGCCAACGAAGGTTTCGAGGCGGTGGCCTGGAAGCGGACCATCATGCCAATAATCACGAGGGAGGCCGAGGCTGAGGAGAAACGGCTCTCCGAAGTCCAGGAGAAGGAGAAGGAGAAGGTCCAGAAGGAGCAAGAGCGCAAGGACAATCTCGCCTCCAAGAAAGAGGAGAGGGTCCAGGATGAGAGCGTCAAGGCCCATTCCGCTTTGATGGAGGGCCTGGCCGATATGGCTGGACGTGTCAAGGTGGCGGAGGAGAGGAAGGCCCCCAACGCCGGGGACATCCGGAAAGCATTTGAGGCCATCCAGCAAGATGCCAAGGCTCTGGAATCTGGGAAGTCCTCCGTGGCGGATATTGCCGCTGTCAAAGCCAGGCTCAAGGAGCTCGATGCTCCGCTGGATGCCACTGGCAAGAAGGAATCCCAGGGCCAGACCATGGAAAGCTTGAAGGCCGCAGGCCCGGCCGCCATGATCTCCGCAGCCATGAATCCTAAGTCCCCTGCGGATATCCAGGAGAGGAGAGGCGAGCTTCTCGGCAATGCCATGAAGTCGCTGCAGCCCTGGCAGCAGGAGCTTGTCAAGACTGAGCTTCTGAAGTCGAGAGCCCAGACCATAGGGAAGGATGCCTTCGATGCCAGAGTGGGGGATATCGTCGATGCCGCTGCGAAGACGAATGATCCCAATCTTGGAAGGGTCCTGGCTTATACCCCACGTTCGGGATGGGACTCCAAGGTCGACCGGTATGGAAAGGTCTCCAAGGACAAGCTGCCCGCCATGCTGGCTGCCGACTTCAAGGCGTCCCAGGCCAGAAGGGATCTGGAGAACCTGATTGAAGAGACCAAGACCATCGATGATCCCAAGAAGATGCTCATAGCCAAGCACGAGATCGATGCGAGATCTCGTGCCGTCCAGGCCCTTGAGGCCCAATCAGAGGGTTCCACATCCTGGAGGAATTCCAGGACCGCCCTCGATGCCGCGGATGCCAGCATCAAGACGATGGAGGCCAGGCTCAATGAGCTGAAGAATGTCGAGAAGCCCTACAGCAAAGGCGTGAGCCCAAGCCTATATGACAAGTCCACTGGGAAGGATCAGAAGTCTCCGGCATACCTGAAGAGGGTCGCGGAGATGTCCACCCTCAGTGGAAAGCTGGCGGCGGCCAAGAAGGACAGGGCCATCCTCTCCGAGAAGGAGCAGAAGGCCAGAGCGGACTTGCTTGCTGAAAACCCATCCCTGGCTGAGGATCCAATGATGGTTGCCGCCATGCAGAAGGATGCAGAGGCCAAGGCTTCCAAGGATGCCGAGTCCCAGCACATGAAAGACAATGCGGCTGCCTCCCTGGCTCGTGGAGAGCTCAATCAGAAGCCGTCTCCGGATGCCGGAAAGGCTGTTGAGGACATCGCGAAGTTCAAGTCCATCCAGGTCGATACCGTCAAGAATCTGGCTTCCAAGTATGGCGTCGATGAATCGGTCATGGCTGGAGTCAAGGATAAGGTGGCATCGGGGGCAATGGACATGGCCACGGCTCTGGCGACCATAAAGTCCGCAAGCGGAGTCGTCCCCAATCCCCATGGCGCAGCAGTTCCGGCATCGGCCCAAATCAACAACGAGCTCAATGCCGCCTATGACTCGCTGGGCAAAGCGAAGACCCAGGCGGAGAAGGACGTCATCCTATCCAAGATAGAGGAGATCAAGGACAGGAAGGCGGAGGCCGGCAAGACAGAGATGGCGGCCCTGGACCAGAAGCCCGCCATCCCTGACTGGGTGAAGAAGGCCCAGGATGCCGGGATGTCCTCAGAGCAGATACAGACCCTGGCGCAGCACGGCAATGACGCTGAGAGGCTCAATGCCGAGATAGCTGACTTCTCCAAGGCCAAAGGTCCGCAGGGCTGGGAATCCAGGGCTGCCAATGTCGGGATGTCCCCAGACATGATTCAGTCGATGAGGGAGCATAGTGGGGACGAAGCGCGAATCAACAACGAGATATCCGAGTTCGCGATATCCAGGCAGAAGCAGAAGGAGGACCTTCTCAAGCAGCAGGCTGATCTCCAGAATCAGATGGATAACGAACAAGATCCGGCAACCAAGTCCACGCTGCAGGCCCAGTTGCAGACCATCGCCGCCAGTCTCCAAGGCCTGGGCGTGGCTGCATAAGTTGATTTTGTGTGAACATGAACTATGGTAATCAGCGAAAAGCAGGAGAATGAATGATGTCGAAGCTCGTATACCTTTCCGATATGGATGAACTGGTGATTCCACAGAACGTCGCTCCGCAGCAGGAAGCCGCCGATTCGATGGAAGATCTCCCGCAGACCATCCTGCTCATCCGACTTGGCACGAACAACTTCACCAAGGGCGGAGAACGCGGATCGTTCGATGCGAACGAAGAGGACCTTGCAAAGATCCTGGAGGATTTCAAGACACGTGGCAAGGATCTGACAGTTGACTATGAGCACAATTCGCTCGATAAGTCTTCTGGGTCCAGTGGAGATTCCCCAGCCGCAGGTTGGATCAAGGAACTCCAGATGGTCCCAGGCAAAGGGCTCTATGGCAAGGTCAGCTCATGGACGCCAAAGGCTGCGGATAGGCTCAGGAACAAAGAGATTCGCTACACCAGCCCAGTGCTTCATTTCGATGACAATGATCGTCCAGATCAGGTCCACTCAGTGGCGATCACCAACAAGCCGTCGTTCCATAATCCCGAAGCCCTGATGGCCGCCAATGATGATCCCAGCGCCAAGCAGATGATGGCCAAGCAGTATCAGGACGCTATCGTGGAGATCGATAAGGGCGCGCGAGAGCTCAACGACCTCATGCTGGAGACCCTTCGTCAGTATGATGACTTCTGCAAAGGCGATGAGTCCCTTATCAAGTCGATGAGATCGTTCAGCGACTCGGTTATAGGAAGGCAGTATCGCTCATTTGCGGATATGCAGGTGGAGATCTTCGACAAGAGGGACTCAATGACGGGTCCGCAGATGCTCGCCTGGCTCGATTCGAAGTCCAAAGAGGCGCTTTCCGATGTGGAGCGTAACGCCGTGATGGCGGAGATGGACAGGCTCAATGCCTTCAAGTCGCAGTTCCCTGAGTTGTGGGATGCGGGCTTCACCTCTGGCAATGAGCGCACCGTCGAGATGCTCAAGAAGAGGAATGAGATGGGCGGCTATGGAGCGGTGGCCGATCAGGCCACTATTCCAATGATGGCTCTGTCCGATATGGCGAAGTGCCTGAACATCAAGTCATTCACCGACACCAAGGCCATGACGGTGGCGACCAGCGCCTTAAAGGTATTCAGGGATGACGCCGATAGGTTCTTTAAGTCGCACAATGTAAAGTCCTTCTCCGATCTTTCAAAGAAGATGGAGGATATGCAGATACAGTTCAATGACGAGATCAAGAAATTGAAGGCTGGAGCGGAGAAGGAGAGCGCCAGGATCAAAGTTCAAAAGCTTCTGGATGATGATCGCATCCTGGAAGTCCAAAGGACGACAATGGAGAACCTGGCAATGAGCTCTCCCAAGGCATTCAGCGATCTCGTGGAGACTCTTCCAGTGATGCGCGGCCTTTCAGACGACATCTTGAAGGGCCTTGCAGTAGGGACGACCGATCCCAAGACAATCACGGTCAACGATCCCGAACTGGAACGCAAGGCAAGGATGATGGGCTTCAATTCGTTCTCAGATATAAAAATGCAACACTAATCCTAAAGGAGGATTTGAGATGAGCATTAGCGCAGAACAGGCTGGACTGGGTAGCTTTGTCGTCACCGGCGAGGCAATCAACAGCACTTCCGGCAACTCGTCTTCCAACGGCGTGATGATCGCCGTGGATACCGCCGATGGCAAGGGCTATGAGGCGGACGCGAGCGTGTCGACACATCAGGTTGTCGGAGTTTGCTTCGACAAGGTAGCCTCTGCTGGCACGGCCTTCGCAAAGAAGGGCGTCTACAGAATCACGAACAGCACGTCTTCCCCCGTTGTGGCGGCTGATACTGGCAAGGTCTGCTACGTCGAAGATGCTTCGACAGTCGCACATGCCGGCACGAACAGCATCGTCGCAGGCACGGTCATGAGCGTCGATTCTCTCGGCGTCATGGTGTGGGTCGGCGTCAAGGCTCCTGTGGCCTAATACCAAATAACCACCAAAAGGAGATAGGAAATGGATATTCACAATAGGGGTGACTACGACATAGTCAACTCTGGTCTTCTGACCAAGTTCCAGGACGGCATCAAGTCCGCAGGTCCCGGAGCCTTCAAGGACATCTACGAGGAAGTCCCGTCCGTCAGCTACCAGAACGTATACTCGTGGCTGAGCTTCATCCCCGCGATGAGGAAGCTGGTCATCAACAGTCCGAGGCTGTTCAGGAACGTCCAGACACAGGACGTCGCCGTCGCGAACGACACCTACGAGGACACCATCGAGATCCCCAGGATCAAGTTCGAAGACGAGCAGATCAGCCAGTATTCCATGCTGGCGTCCATGATGGGCCGCAATGCCGAGTTGCTCCCCGACCAGATCATGGCGGAGATCCTTGGCAACGGGTTCACCACAACCAAGACCTACGACGGGCTCGCTTGGTTTGCCGACACCCACACCATCGGCCTTTCCACGATCGACAACCTCAGGACCGGCGCTCTGACTCCCGCCAACTTCGGCGAGGCCAAGTCCGCCATGAAGGGGTTCAGGGTCCAGGCTGACAAGGATAGCCCGGCCATTCCGGTCAACACGACTCCCAAGCTCGTTCTCATGGTCCCCACGACCCTTGAGAACGCCGGACAGGCCATCGTCGAGAACGAGTTCAACAACTTCGGAGCGACAAACCAATACGAAGGCAGCGCCCAGCTGGTTGTCAATCCGTGGCTCGACGGCTACTCCGAGACGGCTTGGTATCTCTTCAACATCGGCGGCGGCATCAAGCCCACGCTGTATCAGAAGAGGAAAGCCCCGGAGATGATCGCCTTGACTCCGTTCAACTCCGACCGCGCGTTCACCTACAACTCCCTGATCTGGGGCGTTGAGGCCCGTGGAGCCGGACTCCCGACCTTCCCGTTCTTCGCAATAGGAAGCACCGGGGTGGCCTAACAGTTCCTGCCTTATTGAGTTGGCTTGAGGGCGGCGGAATCAGAACCGCCGCCCTCTCTTTTTAGACACGAAAGAATGCGCGCCTCTCACAGGAGCCCCATCCCCGGAGCCCAGGATTCCAGGACATCGGGGATGTAGCTCAAACATCAAGGAGGTTTCCATGGGCGCATATATCAGCGTAGCGAGTCTCTCCAAAAGGATGACCGAGGCCAAGCTGGCCGAGCTCTGCACCGATGGCGGAACGGCCCTGTCTTCAGCGGAACGCAACATCCTTCTCACTGATGTGGTCACTAGGGCTGAGGGCTATATCAACTCCATGGCCAGCCGCTACTATGCCACTCCGCTTCCGAACAGCCCCATCGTCCAGGAGTGGTGCTACCGAATTGTGGAGTATGATCTCTACAAGAGGGGCATTGGCGACGACGTCCCGACCAAGTATAAGTATTCCTACGAGGAGGCATTGAAGGAGCTCCAGCTATTCTTGGATGGCAAGATGGCCATTGATGGAGCCATCCAACTCCGCCAGGAGGTCGGACTCAGCTTGCAGGTCGATAGCGACACGCCGATCTTCTCTGAGAACGCCTTCTATGTTCCCAAGCAGGATCTCGTCCAGGGGATTTGGATATGACGGACTATAGCCGGACTCGATATGGCCTGGCTAATATCCTGGCCTATCTCCAGACTCAGCTAGCCACGCAGAGCACGTGGTCCACCCGGGTTGTGGCATGCGAGCAGGACCTCGATAAGGTCTTCAGGATTCTCGACACCGTCCAGCCTCCTGGAGTCCTGCTCATAACGGATGAATGTGCAGCGGGTCCGGTGGATCAGATGGACCGCATGGGCGTCGCCACCCTGGTCCCATTCACCAGGAAGCTGACCACCATTACAGCCAATGTGTCGGCTCTCCAGACTATGGAGGAGGCCATACTGACCCTTTTCGATTTCCAGATAGACCACAATGTCCTCTACAAGTTCAGGGACTCCAAGGGATTCCCATTGGATCGTTGGAGCGGAGTGGTGGCTACGAAGCTGAGGCTTTCCATAGAGGACAACTAACATGCCTGACTTCATCACTAAGGAGCAGTTTGCCAAGCTGGAGTCCTCCGTCGAGGCGTTGAAGAGCCGGACCGCAGCCACTGTGAAGGAGCTCCAGGACCGCAACAAGGCGCTGGAGGCCCAGCTCAAGTCGAGGGATTCCGAGATCCTCGAACTGAAGACGACAATTGAGACTCTGGAGGACTCCATACGGGAGGCAAGGCTGGAGGACGCTGAGACCAAGTTGGCAGTTAGTTCGCTGGACTCAGGGGATCTATTGCAGGTCGATGAGTTCGAACCACAGGGAGGCAGATAATGGCAGTCAAGATAATCAAGAAGCTGACCATAGAGACCAATAAGGATGGCCGGCTCTACAGGATAGGATGGTTCGTCCCTGATGGCAGCGAGGCGTCCTATCTCTTCGACTATAAGGACGATGCGTCATCATGGACCGGAGTGGCCGGGACCTTCGTGACGGGATGTGTCTCCAAGAGAGAGGCCCAGCATTGGCTCATTTATGCAGAGGCTTCGAACAATCCATACTCCGGCTCCTTCAGCAACGGCACCATCATTAAGAACTACAATAGCGCCGAGGTCATGTTCCTGCCAGAGTGGTTCGGAATTCGTCTTGCCAATGCCTATGATGAGGTGGCCGGCATCTTTGACATCTATGGAGCGGCCTGCAAGCAAGGCTCCTGGGTCTGCAACAACGCCACGACATCCTCCCTGGGCAGCATGGTCTACAATGAGAGCCCCTTCACCTCGACTTCAATGGCTGCGGCTTTTGAGAGCGGAGGAGCCCCGCTCCAGGACGTTGTGACTGGAGCATTGCGGCATGCCGTCAGTTCGGTCATATACATAGTGACATATCCCTCCACTGTGAACGATACCGACATGGAGGACTGGTATGGCGTCAATGGCAGCTTCGGTTCGGGATGCGCTCCTAAGCAGAGCACTGATGGACTGTGGCTGGCGAAAGAGGCCATGGCCAGCCGCTATATGGAGGCCGGAGTCCTGAAGAAGACCATCAAACGCTCCATGCTGAAGGCCCCCAAGGTGGGGCCGGATGAGGTCCGGATGTATTGGGATCCAGATAAGAATGGCGGAGAATGGACGTGGTGATATGCATATTCGGGAATGGGTCCAGAGACAGAATGAGCTGAACAAGAGATCAAGGGTTCTCGACAGTCCTACCATTAGGACGGAGAATACCGGAGCCGGAATCCGCCTGCATGCGGTGGAGAAGATAACCGATCCGGGGTCTGGAGGAAGCAGCGATGCCTCCACAATCATCTATAAGACTACTGGAGGATCTACGGCTGCGGGATATTCCGTGGCTCTTTATGGCAATGGGAGGGATCAGGCATCTACTGGGACTGGGACTCTGGAGGTATGCGATATGGCCTGGGTCTCAGATCTTCCGGTTGGGACTTGGGGAGTGGCGCATGCGCTTCAGATAACCTATACTGGAGGCACCGAATGACATGGAGATTAAAACAGACGGCGTTCCGCATGCCTACGCATCCTGCTGGCGCCATTAGCGACCCGATCTATTTAGGATTGGGAAATGATGCGGGATACTACCTCTATTATTTCAAATCCAAATACAACATCGCAACTACGTTTGGATACTCCTATGTGGTTGATGGCGCTACTGCTAGTCCGCTGGTCCCCTATACGCAAGCTGGTTTCTATAGTGGATATATGGGATTTTCTAGCGCGTCGTGGAAGCTCTACAATACTGCAGGTTTCGGATGGGTGGTTCTGAGCTCCAGTTATCCACTAGGCCGTGAGCCTGTGGAATACACCGTATCGGGAACCTACTATGGAGATAATTTCTATACCGTGCCTAGTGCTATATCCACTTTAGGAGAGACCGGAACACTGACGCTGACTCCTCGTGGGGCGCTGCATGGAGGAGCCACCAAAACTCTGGCTGTCTTATTCGACCGCTGGGATTCGTCTACAAAGTTGGCGGCATATACCGCTAGGGGATCAGCTACTGGCACCAAGTATTTTGGCCTTCCCCAGTGGACGGATGGCAGCACTACTTACACGCGGAGCCTGGCGCAGGTCAGTGGCCATTTTACTTATGGCGATATCTATTATGATAGTTCAAATTCGAAATGGGTCATAGGGACCTATGGATCGTCAGAAGGTTGGTGGGACTCTGATGATGAGCCATCCAAGACGTCTTCTGTCACATTCACCGCCCATAGTCCAGCATCTGGAGACTTGACAATCACTCTCAGCACCTATGTTCTGGGAGATAATAAATACGACATCTATACTGGGGATGCTCCGAGGTTTTTATGAGCCACATGGATGATTTCGTATTCCCAACATCATGGGACGATCTGGATATGGATTGGGACAATCCCGATCCCTATCAGGCCAAATATTGGGTGGCTCTTCAGCTCGCAATAAATGAACGCTGGGATTTGGCCTACGCGCCCGGCTATGTCAGCAATCCGACCACCAACACCATTTACTTCGTCCCGGATCGCATGGCTTCCTATACCTACGCCAAAGGACTATCAGACAACTTTCGAACCACTATAGTCACTAAGTTTGTAGACATATCAGACTCTGGAGGAGACTGGTCTGGAAAAACTACAGAAGGTGATGTAGCTCCCGCTTGGACGTTAGCTAAATTACTTTCATATATGGATGAACCCTATATTGTTCCACTGGCGAACGGATATGACCAGTCGGCGTTTCTAAGGCAGCAAAAAAGAATGCTTGATCTATGCTGCTGGAAAAAATTTACTGCAACTGCAGCTCTGTGGTATTCCGGATGGGGGACCACACCGGGCACTAACATAACGGCTGCATTTGGATCATCAAGAGACAGATGGGGAGGGATATTCTCCCATGTTGCTGGTGGTCACTATTCCTACAGTTCGACAGATCCTGACATCTACAACAATGATGTATGGGGATGGGCAAAATCTCTTATCGAGGCCCATTTTCGATACTACAAAAGCTTTGTCATGACGGCCTACGGATACACAGAATCGCTGTATGCCGATTCCGATGGCGACTATCGCATTGTGGTCTATAATCGAGAATTGGACAACCCTGATCCGGATCAGTCATTGGCATATAGCGTCAATGGTGGATCCAATACCGTCATAGCAGATGGAGTGTATGAAGTAGATCTTACGCTTTCGGCGGGGGACTACGTAGGTCTTCGGGGTTGGGGAATTTGGGCAGATCTGCATAAGAAATTCCCAGACAAGTGGATCACATCAAGCAGTGTGGATGACAAAGGCCGCTCTCCAAAAACTGAGCTATGCAGACTCTCCTATACCAGAGAGCCTTCTGGAGATCCATGGTCAAAAGCGGCGAGCATCTATTTCACAGACTATAAGCAATATGTAGACGCTAAAATAGTCGGAGCTTGGGCTTCGCGCTATGCCTTCAATGTGACACCATATATTTACATGTCCGCAGCTTCTAACACTAATTTCGGAACAGTCCCTTGGCAGGATGCAGGATTCACGTCTTCGCAATACACCAAGGTCGATCCAATAATTGTCGCAAAAGATTCCGACCCTGACACCGAAATTCTTGCTCGGATATTTCCAGATCCTCCATATCCTTCTAGCGGACCTACGGATCCCAATTCCGATGCTTCATTCTCAGGCGGCTACCCATTCAACAACGTCTATATCATGCAAATGGACGTGGACAATGGATTCCGGTTCCAGGTCCCATCGGCTTGAATTTTGTCGTAAAAATGCTATATTCCAACGAATAGAAAAGGAGTCCCAGACATGCAAATTCCCTCAATAGGCATCACTTCTAAGGGCGTCCAGATCACCAACCAGACTATTCCCTACATCAAACTGGTGGATGGCGACGTGACCTACTACTGCTACGAGAATCTCTCGACTGTCCCAGGACTCATACGCAGGGATACCGTAGCCGGCGGAACCACGACAATCGAGAAGGTCCAGAAGACACTCTGGTCCGCCAGGGCCACGGCGACATACGTTCCCATAAATGATTGAGGTCCATCATGGATATCCAAGCATACCGTGGAGATGACTTCGAAATCGCCATCACAGTCCTGGACTCTGCTGGAGATCCATTTGATCTGACCGACTGCACTCTTCTTATCGATGTCAAGGATTCCATAGACAACGCGGCTACAGCGAACGAGTCCAATGCTCTCATTTCGAAGACCCAGGCATGCACAGATGATCCCACTTCCGGAGTCCAGTCCGTATCTTTCATTCCAACGGATACTGAGAGTCTGGAAGCGAATCATACCTATGCCATAGGCGTTAAACTCATATCCTCTGCTGGGAAGCGGTATACTCTTGGAGTGAACCAGCTCTTCCTAGCCTCTGAGGTCGTGAGAAGGGGGTCCTAGTGCCTGAGCTCACCATGACTCTAAATCCAGTCACAGTCATCCAGTCTGCTTCGATGGGACCTGTGGCAGTCATCCAGACCACTCTGATAGGCCTCTCTAATGGAACAGTCATCGGTCCGGCAAGTTCCGTAGATGGGAACTTTGTATCCTTCAGCGGGACCACTGGCAAAGCGCTAAAAGACTCAGGATACTCGCCATCTAGTTTTGATGTCAGTGGAGCCGCAGCAACCGTCCAGTCCAATCTGACCATTCACCTCAGTGATGTCGCCAATCCGCATGAAGTGACTGCCGCGCAGGCTGGAGCAGTGGCTACAACGGGCAATGAGACCGTTGCTGGCATAAAGACCTTTTCTAGCTCTCCTATAGTCCCTACGCCAACAACTGACTATCAGGTGGCCACAAAGAAGTATGTGGATGAAAATGGCGGAGCGGTTTCTTCAGTCTTCCAGAAAACTGGCGACGTCGCCAATATCGCAGATGCCGTAGGCTACCTTAAGAATGACGGTGCTGGCAACTTCAGCTACGATATGCCGGCAGGGACCGGAGACGTGTATGGACCTGCAAACTCCACCGATGGTAACCTAGTCCAATTCGACGGTATAACAGGAAAGCTTATCAAGGACGGCGGTCTGTCTAGCGCGAGCTTCGACGCAGCTGGAGCGGCCTCCGCAGTCCAGAGCAATCTTACCACCCATATAAACAACACAAGCAATCCACATAGCGTGACAGCGGCGCAGGCTGGAGCGGTCCCTACTAGCCGCACAGTCAATAGCAAGGCTCTGTCTAGCGACATCACATTAGCCGCATCTGACGTTGGGGCTGTGGCTACTAGCGGCAATGAGACAATAGCTGGAATAAAGACATTCAGCAGCTCTCCGCTGGTCCCCACTCCGACTACAGACTATCAGGCTTCTACAAAGAAGTATGTGGACGATTCCGTATCGGGATTAGGCGATGTTTCCGGACCTGCGTCTTCTACTGATAATGCCATAGTCCGCTTCGATTCCACCACAGGGAAGCTTATACAGAACTCCCTGGTTACTGCGGATGATTCAGGCTCTGTCAATATCCCGAGCGGACAGAGCTATAAGATCGATGGAATAGCTTTGACCTACTCCGACGTAGGCGCAGACGCCAGCGGAGCCGCCGCCACTGTCCAAGGCAATCTCAATACCCACACGGGCTACACCACGACAGCCCACGGCGGCATAGTCCCAAGCACACGGACAATCAATAGTAAGGCTCTTTCCAGCGATATTACATTATCTGCTTCCGATGTTGGAGCAGATGCAAGCGGGGCAGCTTCCAGCGCCGTCTCTACGCATGAATCAACTTATGCACATGGCAACATTCCAAGCAGCGATGAAAAAGCCGCATTGGCAGGGACAAGCGGAACGCCATCATCATCCAATAAATATGTAACTGACAATGATTCCCGCAACAGCGACGCTAGGACGCCGCTAGATCATGACCATAGCTCGAACAAGCTGGTGCAAGCCAACACGCATGAGAGTCCCGATACTGATTCAAGCGCAAGCTCTCTACATCATACATTGGGGACAGGTTCAGCGCAAGCAGCAGCGGGAAACCATACGCATAGCGGCGTCTACGAACCCGCTAATGCAAATATTCAAAACCATATTTCCAGCACATCGAATCCGCATAGCGTAACGGCGGCTCAAGCTGGCGCAGTTGCTACTTCCGGCGATGAGACTGTGGGTGGCATCAAGACGTTCTCAAGCTTCCCCATCACGCCAAGTTCTGCGCCTACTACAGACTATCAAGCGGCGAACAAGAAGTATGTGGACGATAACGCAGGCGCAAGCGGGGATACCTTAGCCGTTGCAGTCGCTTCCACAAGCCATGGTTTTTCTGTCAATCAAGCTGTGGCTAAACTGGCAGATGGCAGCTACGCGCTGGCGCAGGCCGACAGCATAGAATCTGTCGAGTCTGTGGGTCTGGTGTCCTCTGTTGTGGATGCCAATAATTTTGTATTCTGCCCAATCGGCCGCTACACCTATACGTCCCATGGATTCACGGGTCCTGTGCTGTATGTATCCGATACGTCTGCAGGAGATATGACAGAGACTGGAACCACGACTGAGGGGCACTATCTCAAGCCTATTGCCATAGTTCTTGACGCCAATACATTATTGATCATCGACCGCCCTGCTGTAGAGTATGTCACTCCGCTGGACTTGTCCGTCATTAATGACAATATCATGAGGAACGGGAGTTTTAGAATAGCCCAGCGTGGGACTTCCACAGCCATAACAGCCAATAACCAGTATGCGTTGGATTGTTGGCAGTGGACATATGTAGGGGCAGGACTAGTGACGCTATCGCAAAGCACCACCGTCCCATCTTATACAGAAGCCAGAGTATCCTCCACCACATCACTTGAGGTCAGCGTGACTACTGCTGACACGTCAATAGCCTCGACAGATGTCTATCGAGTGCAGCAACGTATTGAGGGCACAATTATATCTCCATTCCTTGGTGGCTATGTGACCTTGTCGTTTTGGCTTCGGGCGTCCAAAGTAGGAACCTATTGTGCTGTCCTAGCTGACGTCGGAAACAGCTATAGTTTTGTGCATGAATGCGAGATAACGGACGCCAATACTTGGACGTATTTCTCATTCCCCGTAACGCTTGATGTGTCCGGCCCAACATTTTCTACGGACAACACAGTATCTTTACGAGTCAATTTTGTCCTGGCATGCGGCAGCAACTTCCAGACATCCACACTCGATGCCTGGACAACTGCTGCAGCGGCAATTTATGGAACTGCAAATCAAGTCAACGCCATGGACTCGACGTCCAATACTTTCTACGTAGCAAATGTCAAGCTGGAGAAAGGCCAGACCGCGACGCAATTCATACCATGCGATCCCGACATAGATACGCAACAATGTAGGCGGTATTTTAATCGTCTGGCTAATGTTTGGTTAAGAGGCTATGGATCATCTTCAGGAATATCTGGCTTTTCAATGGCGTTTCCTAAGATGCGAGCAGCTCCTACTGCGACTAAAACAGGAACTTGGAGTGTAAGTAATTGCGGCCAACCCTCAGTAGGAACTACTGGAGACAATTCAGTTAATATCTATGCGACAGTTACAGCAGCAGGCAATTTCTATTTTTCCACTTTGGATGCCACAACATATATAGACTTAACAGCGGAGCTTTGACATGTCAACATTATATAAGATTCCTCAAATTGGAAATGGTGTTCTTCGTTTCGATGATGGAGAATATCGCACATTCATTCCTGCCGAATCAAATAGCGAAGCCTGGCAGGAATACCAAGCATGGCTAACTGAGGGCAACACGCCTTTAGATGAGGCAAAAATTGTTACTGTGGATATGCTTTGGCAAGCATGCACAAATTATCAAAATGAACGTTTGGACGCAAATGGAGTCTCCGCCACAATAGGAAAGCTTATGTTGGGGAGCGTTGCCGGAGTCACCTATGTCAAAGCCACGGCTAATAAGAATTGGTGGCAGGAGCTGTGGAGCGACTACAACATTCGAAAGAAAGCGCTAGCATCCGGAGACTCTATCAGTCTGGATTTTTCCGGCCACGGCGATATACCATATCCAGTCCAAGAAATGATAGACGAGTAATCAACGGAGACCTGTTATGGCAAATAGCGCGATAAGCACCACAATGTTTATGGCTGATGCCCCCAGCGATGGCGACGTGTATGTCCGCCACAATGCGGCTTGGGCGAGCATAGATGGCGTCTATGTTCCAGATTACAGCATCAACAATGGCCGATTGACGCTCGTATCCGGCAATCCATTTCCTCCAACAGACACCACGGCAGCCTCGACGCTTTACTTCACTCCATACACCGGATCGCGAATTGCATATTATGATGGATCGTCATGGTCTTTGAGGACTTTCAGTGAAGTATCTTTAGACATATCGGTACTGACAGCCGATACTAATTATGATATTTTCATATACGACAGTTCCGGGACATTCGCTCTATATGCCGTCGCATGGGCTTCCGCAACATCTAGAGCAACGGCGTTGTATGTGCAAGATGGCGTCCACGTGCTTACCGGAGCCACGAACTATAACTATTTAGGGACTATCCGCACAACCGGAACAACAGGCAAATGCGAAGTCTCTTTTGGAAAGACCGCAGCAAGCGGAGGCAGCTATCCTCGCTGTCTTTTATGGAATTATCGAAACAGGATTATGGCCACGTTCTCTTGCTTTGATTCCACTGATTCCTGGACATACACCACTAATACCTGGAGGCAGAAGAACAACAGCACATCAAATAAGTTCGATTTCGTGAACGGAATAGGGCGTGAATCCATAACGATAGAAGCCGTAGCCATTTCCGCTAATTCGACATCGGGAGTGCAGAGGCAAAATGGAATAGGATATGATGTGACTAACAACGCCAGCACGTCTTCTATAAAAGGATCGACCAATGAAACAACGCCCTATGCCGGCATTCCAGCATCATATAAAGGGATGCCTGCAGCGGGATATCATTATTTCGCAGAGGTTGAGAAGTCGGCCGCTTCAGGAACGACGACATGGTATGGCGATGGTGGTGAGTCTGTTCCGTGGTCTGGAATGACTATATCATGGTGGTTTTAGGAGGAAGATATGAAATACTATTTGCTAATTCAGAAGCTCGAAGCGGCTTGCCAGGGATTCATGCTCACAGTTGGCAAACCAGACGATAAAAGCACATGGAGCCTAGCGTTTCCAGAAGGCGCTACGGATGACCAGAAGACGGCGGCGCAGTCGGTTTTCGATGCTGCCGAGGCTCCGCTAGACAGGACGCCAGAGCGGACTTGGACGCCATACGAGTTCTATCAAAAGCTCACATCGCTAGAAAAGGCCGCGCTAGTCTCATCCACGGACGCCATCATCCAGGAGTTTGTCCGCGACATGCAGCTTTACCAAGTCGTGCGGCCTGACTCCGAGGAATGTCTGATGGCGATGGCGTATCTAGTCTCCGCTGGAGTCATTACAGAAGAACGCAAAAATCAAATATTAGCTTAAGGAGATCGAAGATGAAAACGATGCTAGTTCTGTTGGCCGCAATGCTGTCTGCCCTATTGCTGGGCTGCGCCGAGCTAAAAGAGAAGGATGTTATTATAGAAGGCGATGGCGTAGGCATCAAAGCCTCCACAGTGGCTGATGTGTCGTCCGGAACCCCGGCTCCATCTGTGTGGCTTGGCATGTTCAATCTTCTATTCTTGGATCATCCCAAGGACGCTCCGGAGCTGGTCTATTACAAGCAGACCTCCGCGACCTTCAATGCCGAAGCCAAGACCACCACATACGTCTACATAGGCTCGGGCGTAAAAGGCAGCGTAACTGTTCCTCCAAATACAGTAATTGACCTGCCCGGCCTGAAAGTAGTCAGCGGATCAAATACGGTTAATATATCAGCTGACACCACCGTAGACTCTGGGACGAAATGAAGTTCTTTCTATCCATCCTATGCGTCCTGATATCCTGGGCCGCTGGAGCCCAGGAGCTCAGGGACTTCATGCCCCAGGACTCCATAAAGGAATATGGAGCGTTCGCGGCCAGCTTCGATCCTTCCAGGGGGACGCCTCGCTATGTCGTAGGCGTAATCCATGCCGGGCAGCCGCAATCCCCAAGCAGGGAAGGGCTCGTCTTCAAGCATGATCCCGAAGTATCAGGCAGCCCTACCGCCAGGCCATACTCAGGCTCCAAGGAAGACTTGGGCCATAGTTCCCTGCCCTCTATGCCAGCAGCAGGGATATCCTGCTCTCCACATTCCACACAACGAACTGCTGTCCGCAGGAGCCCAGCCTGAACCGGGGAGATTGGAAAGAGCTTGAGGGCGAGCTCTATAAAGAGGCAATGGGGCACGCCAAGCCTTATTGGATGGTCATAGTCTGCGGACCCATCTATTCGCCAGGGAGCCGTTCATTGGACAATCAAGTTGATGTCCCGGAGGCATTCTTCAAGCTGGCCTATTGTCCGGATAAGGAGCCTAGAGCCTGGATTTTCCCCAATTCAGCAGGCCAGAACCACAAGACTGATGAATACAGGCGGCCAATTGAGGACGTTGAATCCCTCACAGGGCTGTCATTCAAACACACCAAAGGAATTCCAAAATGATCAAACGGGCGTTAGCTGGAGACGGAGGCGGGATCTTCGGACTGATCCCTGCCATTGCCTTTGCAAATTACAGTCCATATTCAATATTCGATGCCTTCGGGGCCACTTCCATATTCGCTCCCATAGCGGCATACTATGCCATAGGCGAGGACCCTGCCAAGCTGCCGGCCCTCCTCATGGACTATCTGCCAGACATATTCCACGCTCCATGGTATCGCAATATGAATCCATGCTGCTCAAAGTATCCCAATGATGCCTTGATCAAGTTCCTGGTCAAAGTATTCGGCGACATGCCAATGAAGCATGTCCAGAAGCCGCTCTACATAACGGCCTCCGATCTCGCCAATAAGAAACCCAAAGTATTCTCGTCCACAGGCGACCAGGATGGCGACGTCCTAATTCGCGATGCCATCCTATATAGCGTCAGCGCTCCCACCTATTTCCCAATATGCAATGGCTACGCCGATGGCGGCCTGTGGGCCAACTGTCCTTCGGCGGTCCTGGCTGCCGGGCTCTCCAAGACATTCAGCATGGAAATGAAGGACATCGCGGTATTCAGCGTTGGGACCGGGCACGTCAAGGACGATACGATGGATGTGTCTGGAGCCAATTCATGGTCGCTAATCCGATGGGCGAAGCCTCTCATTGAGTATATGCTGGATGGCGGCTCCGTCAAGGGAATGGATTTCATAGCGTCGCAGCTCCCGCTCCGCAAGTATACGCGTTGGGATGAGGTCGAGCTCAGCCCCAAATGGGAAATGGATGACACCTCCATACTTCAGGAGGTGGCCACGCTGGCTGTGCAGGCCCAGCCGTCCTTCGATAAGGCTTTGATGGGATTCCTATCCAGCACGTGATTCGAATTGAAAAATGACCTTGTCGGGGGTATAATGATATGGGGACCCAAAACACACCACGAGGGAAGCCATGCCAGATAGAGAGCCCAGGGATATCACCAAGACTCAAGAGTTCTTCCTTGGCGAGTTATCAGCCAAGATAAGAATGCTCGACGATGTGGTCAGTCCATTTTCGAAATTGATAATTGAACACGGCAGCCAGCTTACAGAGGGCAAGGCCGAATTCAAGAAGATCAACGACAGCATCCTGAGCCTTGATGGCAACATGAAAGCCCTCGCAGATGAATTCCATGCCTGCCGCAGGGATCGCATCAATGATCTTGACTGCGGAGTCACGAACGAGAAGAAGCAAAGCCAGGGTCCGGCAATGGTGATCAATGTCCCAAGGATGGACATGGACTGGAAAATAGTGCTGAAGGTGGCTTTGTGGGTGGCTGGAGCCGTGCTCACCTTCTTTGGCATCAAGACTTCTATTGGAGGACAGCTATGAATGTTGCGCTAACATCCCCTGGATCTTCTCCCTCCCCGCAGGTCGCAACGGGGTCGTTCCGTCCAGGGGATGTTAGCACAGCTTTCCAAGGATTTGGGAATCCAATAGCTCCGAAGATCGTGGAGCGTGTGAGGAGCTTCGACGATCCGGGCACGTCCAGAATGGACTTCACCCTTCTCGGAAAGCCCCATATGGTAGGCCTGGTTGATGGCGGCAAGGTCAAGCTGCTCCATGATATGGACTTCGCGGAGGGGGCTAACTATCTTAGACACAATGCCTATTGTCCTGAATTCCAGATTTGGATTGATGCCAACCTGGCTCCATGCCAGCGGAAGTATAAGGCGTTCCATGAGATCATGGAGGTCCTGTATCTTCTGACGAGGCCCGGCCTGGGATATGAAGAGGCCCATCAATTGGCTCTGGCCCAGGAAAGAATATTCAGATCGATGGATGCTGGGCTATCGCCTTCCCCCTGAAGAACGCCCGCGTATAGTGTCCGGCCGATAATGCATAGTCTCCCCAGCCTCCGGATATCTCGCCCTCTCCCTGGACCCCTCCACATTCCTGGCACGCGTATTCCACCACTAGGCCCTTCTTCGCGTCTATCTTGAGATGCATGGGGATATCCGAAGAGCAGAACAAGCATGGAATTCCCACCTTGAACATTCCGTTGGAGTAGTCCCAGCGATCCCGATCTTCGAACATCTGATTGAGAATGACCAGATAGACCATGTTGAACTCTGAAGACCACAGCTTTGTCGGCATGGCCGGGCCTCCGCCCTGAATGAGCCGGGTTCCCAGATCCCATCTGCGATTGCATTCCAGTTCGTAGTTCACCATTTCACCGTATATGGATTATCGAAGAGCCCGAAGCCATCCCGCATCCTCTTGGGGAGATCCATGACGCCCAGCTTGAATGACCGGGCATGCATCGCGCCGACGGATGTGAACTCCACCTCATAGAATCCAATCCTGGAGACCTGGCAGCACTTGTGGAACCTGCCCTTGGCGTCCGTGAAGTCCATTGGCAGGAACATGAAGATGTCCTCCTTGGGGAGCAGCATGGGGTTCTTAATGGGCCACCAGCCCTTGGCATTCTCGACGCCGAGCCCTGCCGTAGTGAGATCGAATCTGGCATCGGTGTATATCTCCCTGCCGACCTTTATGACCCGAGTCCCCGGAGAGCTGCGATACCATGCCATGGCGGCAATGCATGACAGCAGAACCATAATGGTTATTAGAGTTCGCATACGCGTTCTCCGTATTGGGCCTGCCAGTCCATGAAGTTCTCAAGGCCGTCAAGCGTTATTGTCGCCGGGAGTCCCAAATCAATGGAGCGGTATTCTTTATATATGGGTCTCTCCCCCTTCGGACACCAGTGCATGATTGCCCTTAGAAGATCCTGCTGCGCATCGAAATACTTCATGGGATCGCGATATGTTGCATTGGTGTTGCAGATGGATAGGACGAGCGGGGTCCTCCCCAACATCTGGGCAAGGTCGATTCGGTGATGGGATCTCCATATATTGGACACATGCAGGACGTATCGTCCTGACTTCATGAATGCCATGAGGTTCTGCGGGCTTATGAATTCCCCTCCGATTTCCGGAGGCCATCCGAATCCCGCCACGAAGAAGGACATGTCCCCCCTTGAGGCCGCCTTGAGCATCCTCTCCACAGCGGCTCCCCTCAGCATGGAGGACAATATGCCGTTCTCCAATATGACATTCTGGAACAAGTCCCGGTTGTCGCCCAGGGACTTCAGCCACCTATTCAAAGGCTCGCCAAGCGTCTCCAGCATCTTCTCCTGCCAACCCCCCATTCCACCCTGCCCAGAGGATACGAGCATCTCAACCTGGTTCATGAGCATCTTGCCTATCTGGACGTCGGCCTTCCTATCTTTCAAGAAGTTCTGGCAGCTGTCGCCGTCCCACCACTGCTCCCAGCCTCCGCCCTTGTTCATTGGAGCCACGATGTCCAGCGTCTCCTCTATCCTATCAGGCATGTCCATGGGATGAGGCATCAAGAATGGGCACTCGATAAGACGCTCCTGGGCGAACATCGGACAGTTGCCAACATGTCCCAGCATCCAATCATTGTATCCGAAGTGGATCATCTCCTTCCACTTCCCGGCATTCTCTTGCGTCATCCAGGAGCACCAGTCCTGGACCCACGTGATGAATGTCGGAACCCTGCCGAACTCCGGACCGAAACAGAATCTGGGAAGGTTGATGGAGACCACGATATCCACGGGATTCTTGTGGAGATATTCCTTGAACATGTCTTCTCTGATACTGCCATCCTTGGGATCTATCAGGACTGTATCGATGGCATACTTCCGCATGTCGCCTTCCCACACGCTGACTCCTCCGGCCTCCTTCCTGACCTTATCGAGACGCCATAGAAGGTTGGGAAGATAGAGCGCGCCGAAGACGCTGGCCGGCTCCCGTCGATAGGCAATGATTAGAATGCGTTCCATTGTTCTCCTCCTTGAACTTGCTATAAATAAAATACCCGGACCCCTTCGTCAGAGATCCGGGCATTCGCTGAAACCCTGAAAATTTCCTGATTATTTTCCTTTCAGCTTCTCAAAGATGCCGGTCACGTAGGCGAAGTCCCCAGCCTTTCCCTGTCGCCTGGCAAGGGCTTTGGCCCGCCTCCACAGCCTTTCATCCTTGCGGGTCTTGACTATGTTGGCAGGCATGGGACTACTCCTCCGACCAGTTGCCTAGGGTGCTGGCTGGCAATGCGCTGAGGACGAAGACCTTGTCGACATCCGTCCTGGCGCAGCGGGCTCCGACCCTGGCCGTGCTCAATGCGAGCATGGCGGCCTCTGTGGCCACGTCGAAATACAAGCCCTGGGCATAGTCGTTGTTGGACTCCGCCATCTTGCCGGGAATGACTGTGAGGCTATCGTCATTGATTCCATAGATGGAACCGATGTTCACGATGGCCGGGAAGCCTGCGGCCTCCATGACTGACTTCATGTTGGCATCATACGTGCCGCTGGCATAGCTGATGTAGGTTGGGTCGTTGCTGGCGTAGCGAGCCTGGACTCTGACCAGCTCGACGGCGTTTGTCTTCGTGGACATAATGCTCTCCTTTGGTTATTAGACCTTGTGGGTCCCTTCTACTTGTCGTTCTTCGCGGTCGCGAGTCCGTTTATCCAACCATAGGAGCGCCTCCTCCAGCTTCGTGATTGCAATTGCATTCTCCCTGCATTTGAATCTTCCGAAGCTGGCCGTCTGATAGAACTCCAGACGTTGGAGGGCCGCCGCTATGATGTTCTCCACGAAGGCCCCGTTAGGTTCCTTCCGTTCCTCCCCTCGCCCCAATGGGCCATTCTGCCATGAGATATCGAAGCCCGTCCCCCTGGCGAAGCCGCCCGTGGGATTGCCTGCGAGATCCACATCGTTCCTACACTCTATTGGGGTTCTCATTGTCTTAGGCCTTGTTGATTGCCACTGGGAGCAGCTCGGCTATGAAGTCGCCAGGCTTGATATGCGCCCTGTCGCCATGCAGATGGAATGCCAGACACAGCTCGCCATCCACATCGATTACGTTGCTGTTGAAGTAGGCTTCATGCTTCGTAGATACGAAGGAGGGTTCGCCTCCCAGATCCAAAGTGGTCAGGCCTCTTACGATGTATGGCGTGTTGAATGCCGCATCGTATGCTATGCCTGTCCTCACCAGGACTTGAGTGTCCCTTGGAAGCACGGCTCCTTTGTGCCATGAGCCGCCAACCATCAGTTCCCTGCTGCGGACAGCCCACGTCCCCAGGCTTGTCTCTTTCGGCAGGAACATATTGAAGCCATGGTATGCCGTGAATGGGCCTGCTGTCTTGCTCTCTATGACCTTGGGCCTGGTGAGCTCGGCCAGCTTCTCCTGATTCTCTATGCGGACCGGCCTCTTGCCTGGAATGGGGACCATGTCGACTTTGGGGACTGGGGGATTGCACGCCGGACAATAGTCGTCGCCATGCTGGGGCCTGAGCATGAACTGCTTGCACTGCGGGCACTTGCCGAGAGGCCTGTGATGTGCTCCGGCATGCTCCACTGCGGCTTTGGGGACTACGTCATCCTTCTCGGACTCCTCACGTGCGGCTTCATCCGCCTGGGCGTCTGCGAGATCCTTCACGGGTTGATCCTCTGGAGGGTTGCTCTTCGCGTCCTCTCTCTTGACCAATGCCTTCTTCGCCATGACCCATTCTCCTTTTTGTTCTTGGGTTATGTGAAATATATAGGATCAAGGATCACGTATCACGAAAAATAAGAAGGCCGGTTGACGTGGTGGGCATCAACCGGCCTTACAGGAGGGTGTCAGAACTTACTTGGCCTCTGGGGCCGCCGCAGCCATTTCCTCTGGGGCCGCCGGCTTGTTCTCGGCCAGGAAGGTCTTGGCGTCTTCGACGCTCTTGTCAAGCTCTTCCAGCTTGGTCAGGACCGCCTCGCCCTTGTCCTTGACTTCCTTGGCTATGTCCTTGTTGGCGAGGACCTTCTTGATGTCGTCCATGAGGGTCTTGGGATTCTCCTTGACGCCCTTCTCCTCCATGGCCTCCTTTTCGGGAGTCTCTGCGGCTTCGTGGGCCGCCTGGTCCGCAGGAGCGGCCGGAGTCTCGTCCGCCGCCGGAGCGCTGGGGGTCCCTGCGAGGAGGGCTGCGAGACTGTCGTTGTCGTCCGCGAATCCCATCTGACGAGCGCCTCTGCGCATGCTGTCGCTGAACGCGACGGTCTTCTTGCTGTCTGCCGGCTTCTTGTCCATTGTATTCCTCCAATTGGTTGTTTTCCGGAAACCAAGGATACTATACGTTGATATTCTCAAAAATCACTGACTTCGCTGGGATACGGCATCCAGCCATCTGCGATGGGCCTCCTGTCCCTCTTCATTATCGGGACCCTGATACATGTCATATTTGCGGCTGGCCACTCCGCGTCCCACTCTTATTGGCAGCATCTCGGTCCTGCCCTGCTCCACCATGCAGCTTCCAGGTTCGCAGGACATCACGTAGTAGCGTATGCCGTCCAGGCAATGGTTCCAGGCGTCCACGGGCTCATTGACGAACGCCTCCCCTAGGGACCCTTTCTGATCCTTCCACTTATAGTTGCCGAGCTCGGCTATGATATGGATGCTACGCTCCGTGACATTCAGCCTGAATCGCTTCATGCCTGTGATGCCGGCCACCACGCTGCCCGGACCCTTCACGACCGGAATGGCATTGAAGCCGGCATTCTGCATATCCCTGACCGTCTTGGGTTCGGCCGACTCGCAATACATCGGCAGGGTCTTCTTGACCTTGAGCCTGAGCATCTCGCCCTCTATGCTTCGGATGCCCGGATTGTTCGGCACGCATAGATTGACGAGGTCCCGTTCATATATGAGCTCATCCACCCAGATCTCTCCGGGGGTCTGCCCGCAGAATGTCAAGGTGGTGGGGTCGTTTGTGAATCCGAAGTCCATTCCATATCCAGGCTTGTCCAGCTTATCCGGCAGGTCCTTGACCATCCTCCAATTGGTGAACACCAGCCCGGAGATGGTGCCGCGGACGCCCAGGCCATAGATATCCCAGAATGTCTTGTCGGCGGTCCCTCTCGCTATGTTGGCAGGGGTCGGCTCATAGGCTTCGATGCTCTCCACGACGCGACGCTCCAGGAATGGATTGTCCTTATATGTAGAATGGATGTGGACGGCCTTCCCGGTCTGGGACAGGATGCGTTCATAGATCCAGTAACGCTCCGGACAGTTCGGGTTGAAGTCGTAGATCTGGAGCCAGGTATTTCGGATATCGACCTGACGGACGTGGTCATAGCTGAGCTCCGTTATTTCATTATAGAAGGCCAGGTCGGTCTTCATGCCGTGGACCTTTGCGAAGCCGGCATCCTGGTCCATTCCTATGAATGAGATCTGGGAGCCGTTGTCGAAAGTGTATTCCCACTCGGACCTGTTCATCCTGGAGGGATCCCAGAGCCCTGCCATGTGCATGATCTTGACGAAATCCTTGAAGACTGTCTTGCGGAGCCAGGTCAGCTTGGCCCTTATGATGGCGCATTGAAGTCCGGGATTCGCAAGGCAACAGCTTATTATGAACTGCAGCGCGCTATAGGTCTTTGTTGAGCGGCTGGAGCCAGACAGCACAATGTGTCGGACTTCGGACATCGTCTCGCCCCTGGCTATCCTGGCGTTGCGTTCCTCCTCAGTCAAATAGGGACCGGCCGCCTCCTTTATCTTACGGAAGACTTTGGACGTCAGGACATTTAGAATAATGGTTCCGGAACCCATGGTCTAGTCCTCCTGGCCCACGTCAAGGACGGGCTGCTTCCTGGCCTCATTGAGCCGTTTCAAATCCTCCGGGGACTCCACACTCACGAAGTTGATTTGGACGCCAGAGCCTTCCACGGAGCGCGGGCCGCCGCCTTTCGAACCCCGGCCATCGAGCCAGGCCAGACATTGCGTGAGATACATGCTGGACATCTTGGGATTGAATGCTCCCATCAGCGTCCCCTCCACAATATCCTGTTCGATGCGGAGAATGGCTGTGGCCATGATCGGCTTATGGGGATCCGACTTCAGGAGGGTGATGAGATTGGAACGATCGAGCAGGCCAAGGAACAGACATAGGCCTTGATGCGTGTATGGTATCTTCGTCTCGGCCTTCGGGTTGTTGTCCTGGAAGGCGAGGTTCCGCATATCCACGGACTCGAAGTATGCGTCGCAGGCATCCTTCAACTTCTGGGGGCTGCCGGCAAGCCATGAGTCCACGCCCTCCGGGCCTAGAGCCAAAGGCATGCTGGAGGGTTTGACCTGATGGCTTGCCGGCAGCTTATCGAAGAAGGCCTGGACGACCGGCTCCAAGGCAATGTCGTCGGCCTCCTTGACCTTCGCCGTCCTGGGCTTGGCCTTGGGCTTGGATGGCTGTAGCTTCAATTTAGGTTTTGGCATCTGCGCCTTCCTTGGTTTCCTATTCTTCTGACTTTCCGTCCGCAGGCTCCACACTTCCTTCCAGGAGATGCCATAGCCCTATCGCAGCATGGACACCAGCTATGATGAATTAATGGAGTTCCGCGTTTCATTGCGTTATTCCTTGTAAGCGTTCAAAATGTCGGCTACGCATTCAAGCTTGTCGGAATCCTGCATATCGCCATTCATAGTCTCGACAATCTTATTCAGAACTAACAGTCTATTCCTGCTCCGAGCGGCGGCATTGGTGTTGATTCTAAAAAATGTCTGCCATGCGCGTTTCCTGCTGAATGGGCGTTTGGCTGCTTTGCATATTCGATACGCCGTAAAGACAGTGAGGCGATACGCCATTCTGGATTCTCGAAACAAATCACCGAAGCCCTCAGCAAATGCTCCAAGAAATGGAACGGCAATTATGGTCGCCACAGCGACTACGACAATGGCGGCCGCTATCAGGCTGTATCCCAGGATCTCAGCAGGAAGACCAGTCAATTCATAATGGATGATCATTTGAGCAGCTCCCAATCCTCCGCTAGAATATCCGTATGGCTTGGCAGCCATGGAACCCGACACTTGGGGGCTTTCTTGTTTTTGGTCCGGAGCCCCGTAGTGTCAATGTATAGGCATCGAGCAGTGAATAGATCCGGGCTGGGTCCGGGTTCGGCCATTCCTACGAAGATCCCTTTGCCATTCCATCCCTCTCTGCGAATCTTGCTTCCAGCTTTGAGATGTAGTAACGCGTCGCTGAAATCCATTATGATGTCCTCCTATTGATGTTTTTGAGTATCAGCTGCGTGCCAGTAATTCCAAGTTTCTAGTGCCTTGTCCCTGAGAATACAAGCTTAACAACCTCATCTTTACGGCCAGTTTTTTCTGCACTTCTTATAAATTCTTCTTCATTATTAAATGCACATATGAGCTCATCATAAATCTTAAGGCAAACCTCTATTTTCTTCTCATTTGCAGCTCTAAAAGCAGAAAGTTTATATCCAAGATAACAAATGGCAGTCGCAAGGCCTATTTGCACCAACAATTTAATAAGTTCAATTGCCATTAACATTTAAAGCCTTCATTTGTTATTTGCATTCTTAATATACGACTTGATCAACTCTATGCGCTCTGGCTGTTCAGTATCTTCTATTTCAATTCTTTCTAGAACGACATTTGTCCCTTTTTCCCTAGCAAGCCCTCCAAAGGCCTCCTCAAGGAAACTTGTCACAAATCCAAAACAACCATCAAGATTTACGATAAGTTTTTCTCCTTTAGAGAGCCTGTCAAATGCAGGAACCAAATGTTTTTCTCTAAAATACTCTCCAGAAAAATCACCATTTTTAATATATCTTCCTCCTGGAGCATCTGTAAAATCTTTAGATATCGTTATGCGCATTAGTCCTCTCCATTATATATTCTCCAAGAATATAATGTTCCATTGAATGAATTTCCAATATTTCGTTGAATTCCATTTGAGAGATTAATGTGGCCTCTATTGGAAATGCATTCAGCGTCTGCTCTTGACTTATGTGTTTCGCTTCCACATTCCCATATGATCACGCATGCCATGGTCGTATCCTTTCATTGTCATTGGCCTCCCGGACTTCAGAATATTCCGGAGGACCTCGGCATCCTCAGGGCTGACCCTGCGGCTAATGAGGCGGCATGATTCATAGAAGCAGATATCGAATACGCCGCCAACCTCCAGAATTCCGGAGATATCCATAAGGCGACAGAACAACTCGCCTTCAGGGCCGAGGCCTCCTTCAAGGACTGTCTGGCATGTCATCGTGACAAAGCCCGATTCCACGACTATCATTCCATGTCCTCCATAGCGGCAATTAGAGCATCCCGTCCCGATTCCTCATTGGCCATGGCCTCCTTCCACTTGGATGGACTTATGATGGACTGTATCTCGGAATCAATCAGGGATTCTATTATTCTGGGATCCAAGGCATCCAGCTCCCAGCTTGAATTTCCAAAGCGGCTTACATAGGAACTGCAGCGCGAATCAGTCTCCTTGGCGGGATTGGGAGGAGGATTATGCTTCCTGACCTGATTGATGTTCAGGGCGAGCCGCCGGACCTCCACCGGACCCTCCGCAAATAAAGACAGGCGCTCCTCATTGTCCCTGGTCATATCTATCCCGGATGGATCATGATCGCCAAGATGCAGGACAATGGGCTCATATCCGGCGACAGAGGCGTCCAGCATGCGACGGCCGGCAGCCCATTGTTCGGACTGGGAGTTGTAGCCGCGACATGCGAAGAAGGGGACCCGCCATTTATTGCAGACGCGTTCAATGACTCCGACAAGGGCATCCTTCTCAATCCAGACCTCCACATGGCTGGACTGCAGAAGCCAGGGATCGGTGCGGTATTGGCCGACGACAGCGGACATTATGTCCTTTGGCGATTTCCAGCAAGGCAGGGTCCTGAGATTCCTGGTGCGATCCTCTATGGCCAGCCAGTCAATGAGGCCGGCCATGCGGGCATCGTCCACTACGGAACCCAGGTTCTTGTATTCCCGCTGGGAATTCGGAATGAGCCCCCTGGCCACGAATTGATAATAGAGCTGGCGCAAGGTCAGGGAGAAGCCTTGATCCTGATACTCGGAAATGATCTCATTGGCCAGCCCGATTGTCCGCAATGCCCGTTGTCCGAATCTGCGATGCCTGTAGAGGATGTTCATGGCTCCACCAATTCAAGGTTCTCCGGATTTATGACATCCACTTTCCCCGACCCGATCCAGCGCACATTCACCAAAGCATGGGGAAAATCAGGATTCGGCTCGACGATTCCGATCTCATCACGATATTCGGAATATCCGACATCTCCGTATCTACAAAGGCGGCTGCATAGATCCTCTGTCCTGCGCACCCTATCCCCGTTGAGGAGGCCGGAAGCGCTGAAGAATCTAAGGGCTGTCCTCAGAAGGACACGGAACGGATTGCTGAACATTGGATGGACTCCTTATTGGTTTGGCTAGGATAATATATAGGGAATACAGGAAAAGACCAACAGCCGGTTTTCATGTCTGTCACGGAAGACATAATTTTCCGGGGGGAGAAATCCGGAGACTATGGCTATGGGAATATAATAGGGGAGACCATGGATATATGGAGACAGGCCTATATGGAGAACTATATATTATAATGGAGAGATATAGGGAAGGCCATAATATTCCCATAGAGGAAAGGCATGGGAGGGATATGTGGGGAAAGATATGATGAAGGCATATAGGGAAGGCCATAAGGGGAGAGGATTGGATGGCGAATAGGGAATGGGCCTGATGCCATGGAAAGAGACCGGGAATGGGCCTGATGCCATGGAAAGAATGTCGTGAGAGAATGTCACGAGAGAATGTCACGAGGAGGGGAGCCTCCCCCGGCGCGCGGCCCGGCCGGCCCCCAGGCCCCTGGGATTCCGTCCCGCCTCCCCTCCCCTCTTTCCCATATAAGGGCCATCCCCGTCCCCGCCCGGCCCGGCTCCCAGGGATGGCGTCATTCCCTGTCTGGCATTGCATGGCCCGTATTCCCACATCATGGGATTCCCCATATCATAGTCCTATGGCATCATGGGATTCGTGTTTTGCTGGAATGGCCGGATTCCATGGCCGTGGTTTTGGCCCCTGAAATTCCCTTTATATAATAAGGAATAGGGAATCCCTGGGATTCCGGCCCTGAAAAAGAGCCTATATTGGCCTTAAGGACTCCACTCTAAGGACTCATTAGGCTCGACCCTGCGCCCAGGGATGCAGGCTCCACAGGGACAATTCCAGGGTCTCCATTATTTTCCGAAAATTTTCGGAAAAAGCTATTGCCTATTCTGCAATCCCATTCTATAATGGAATCATTGAAGGAGCGCTAGAGGCTCCGGTGCTCATTGAAAGATCCAAGGGAATCAGAATTCCCTCAAGGAGGAAATCCCCCAATCGAATATTGGGAAGCCGCAAAAGGGCTGGAGATGAATTCCATAGGCCAATTAAATAATCAAGGGCCTATTCGGGCTAAAGGGCTCCAGATGCCAAGGCTCCCATAAAGGGGTTGGACGGGACGACAATAGTCAACGAGACGAAGGTGAAGGACGGCCATTCTCCATCATAGGAATGGCTGGGCTTTGCCGGGCATGCGAATGGATAGGCGGCGGTAGCTAGGGAGCGAAGGGCCGCAAGGAATTCGAATAGCCAGCGCGATAGGCGAATAGCTGAAGGGCGCCAAGTCCGGGAAATTGAAGACGGGAAGCTGGCCGGTTCTCCATACCGGAGTTCCGGCCCATTCCCATTATGGGCCTAAGTGAATAGAGGCTTATAATGGGAATGCCCAACCAAAGGGAAGGAGATCAGGAAATGAATCCGAACAACGACGTCTTCGACGTGGCCAGCGCAAGAGCCTCTGAGGCCCTAGCCCGCAAAAAGCCTATGCTGACCGAGGACGAGCGCCTGGAATTCGAGCGGGGCTTCTCCAATGGCTGGAGGGCCGGGAATCCTGACATCATCGTCCTGCGCGGATCGACCTGCTTCAAGCTGGGCTTTCGTCAGGGTGCCAAGGACATCATCAAGCATAGGGAAGTCCTGGAAATGCTGGACATCGCCGGCTACGTCATGGTATTCGGGCCGGAGCGCGGAGCCCGGATCGTAGGCAACCGCGCCTTCTTTGACAGAGTGGAAGGCGAGTTCGTGCCAGAGCAGGAAAAGGAGTATCCCGACCTCGCCAAGATGATAACGGGAATCCGCGGCTATATGGAATTCGGAATAATTCAATAAGGAGATCAGGACATGGACAGGAAGGTATGCTACTGGACAATCGAGGACGTCCATCAGGCCGCGGAGAACCTGGAAGTCACGCTGGATGCCGATCAGGCCAATCAGGTTCTCGACATGATGGAGGCCCGCTTCGACGCCTCAATCGGCATGAACTGGGAACTGGTCGAGGGCTATGTCACGGAGGTCATGAAAGGAGCCTGAACAATGAAAGTCTACAAAGTCTTGTATGCATCGGGCAGCCAGCTCCACAGCTTCAACGTGACCTGTAAAAATGCTGCAGGCCTTGCCGGGCTAGGGGACGGCGTTGTTTCGCTGCTCTACAGGCCTGGAGTTGCGACGAAGCCTGTCATTCCCAATTCAGGCCTATACGCCTTCACGGACAGGGATGCCGCAGTTGCGTTTTCAGACAGGTATCCATGCATGCAAGTCTGGGAATGCGAGGCGGAGTTCCTGGGCTATATCAGCCACCCGCGCGCCGGAGCCCAATGGATATGCAGCCATGCCGACCACATCAAGTTCTGGGCGGAAACCCCGCTAGAGCTCTATCCGGTGGAATGCTCGGGTTCCGAATCCGCCGGCCTTTGCAGCTCAATAACTCCTAAGCATAGGGTGGCCTGATGGCCTATATTAAATGGGCATTGCTGACGCTGGCAGGCCGGAACCGCAGGGATGCAGACAACTACAGCTACACCGGGAGGGTGAGGCTGGCCAAGATAAGGAAGGGTTGAGCAATGAACTGGAATGCCACGAAGGATGAGAATAATCTGATTGCCGCCATAGCGACCAGATTCGGCGACTTCGCCAAGCAGTATGGAATTCAGCAGAACTGGCTGGACACCCGAATGGATCTCGAAGCCTGCCACTGCAATGGCTGCCCATTGGATCTGCCAAGAATGGCCACGGCCCGTCCGCAGGACTTGATCCATGACGTGATGGGAATCAACGCCAACATCAATCGAGATACTGGCAAGCTTGAGAACTGCTTCGTCCCCAGGTTCGCCAAAATAAGGAAGGGCTGAGCTATGAAAGTCTACAAGGCGGTCACACCTTATGGCGGCCGGCTCTACAGCTGGGGTGTAATACGTGAGCCGGGGGGCGGAGGAGGAAACGCCTACATAGGAGATGGCGAGCTGTCGCTTCTATATGAGCCTGGAGTTGCGACGAAGCCGACAATAGCCGGATCTGGCCTGTATGCTTTCACAGATGCTGAAGCGGCTGAAGCTCTGGCCTGCTCGAAGGAGGGCATGGCGGAGATATGGGAAGCCGATGCGGACTTCCTAGGCTGGATCTCACATCCTTGTGCAGGGTATGGCTTAGGGACATATGTGCCATACCAGTTCGTGTTTCCCATCCGGGTGTTCTGGGAGCGCACGCCGCTTCACGTATCCGGGTCGCCGCAGCCCGGATCGAAATCGGCATGTCTTTGCAGTTCCATAACGCTGAGCAGGAGGATAAGGTGAAGGACGCCACAATCAAGAAGGCGCTCAAGGCCATCGCCAAGAAGCATCTTGGAATCGACCTGTATCCGAAAAAATCGAACTGCTGCTCGTGGACCTTCGAGCTTGAGGAGCAGGAAATTGAAAAGGCGCTGCGGGCGGCCTATGATGCCGGAGCCCAGCAAGTCGTAGACGAGCTGAACCTGGATGAAAGCTGAATACCACAAACATGAAAGGAGGCCAGGAAATGAAAACCAATCACTGCAGGGTCGTTACAGAGGTCGACCAGGAATCAGGAATGGAACGTCCCGTATGGCTCTGCTCTCCGGAGCCCGACAAGCTGGAGAGCTGCCAGTTCTACTCGCCGTTGACGCCAGACGACACGATCTGCGCGCATAGCGGCCCGGATTCCAAATCCTGCAGATGCCGCGCCGCCCAGGAGGATTTAAGGCGTGGCATGCTGGAAATCCTGAACGCATTGAGATGAGGACCGCCATGATTGAGATCAAGATTCCAAGGCTGAGATGGGAGGAGGTCAAGGTCAATGAGAGCATCTCAATCTGGCGGGGTCGAATAAAGTCCCCGGATGGCCCGATTGTCATGGTCGAGATCCATCCATCCGATGGCGCCTATGCCGTCTATGCCCTCCTGCCAAGCTTCTTGAAGGATGGATACAAGGGGATGTTCAGCAGGAGATGCAGGCCAACCCTGAAAGCCGACAAGCGGCGAGTGGGCCGGCAAGAGCATCCAAAGCATCTGCAAGACGCCAAGGGGCCTCAACGTCATCACAGGCGTCATATTGTCGCCCACGCGCGGCTCCATGAACAGGAGGCCTTGGGAGCAGGATGGCGGAGCCAGGTCGAAAAGGAGGGCCAGGGAATGAAGTTCGTAGTTCCGCGTCTGAAATGGGATGAGGCCCCGAAGAATGGCAAGACGTATGGTAGGATTCCCGACAATCCGGATATCTGGCCTCTGTTCATAATCCGGCCCGATCCATACAGGAGGCGCGGCAGGCTGGAGATAGTGGCGGCATATCCGGCATGGCTTCACTTCCATACGAGAGGCGGCTTCGTTGAGCCATTCCGTGGCAGCATCGAGGATGCCAAGAAAGAGGCGCAGATGATGTGGGGCCGGACATGGGGCCGTCTGATCCGGAATCTCCGCGAGCTTGGAGCCCTGCAAAACGAAAAGGAGGATAAGGAATGAAGATATACAAGGCCGTCCATAGAATCCCAGGGGCCGAGAATGACGGCAAGTTCGTCGGCTGGATGGCATATCGCCAGTATGAGCTAGGAGCCACGACAGAGCAGGAGAATGCTGAGAATCCCCTGCTGGGCTTCAGGACATTGGAGGATGCCAAGGAGTTCCTGCGGCTATGCGGGGCTCCTGGAACCGGCCATGTCATCCTGGAATGCGATGCAATTGAGGCGCCCCGGCTGGGATGCTTCGACCGCTTCGCGTTTCCTGGAACTCCTGAATTGCGCGAGCTTCTTGGCAGGACAGTGTTCTGCTCAAGGGTGGCTCCGCTACGCGCGTTAATAATGAACGTCGGCCTGTTCTCCATTCAGGAGGCCCAGGCCATAACGAAAGGCGGCTAACGCATGAACAGCTTTGAAAGACTAGAGCTTCTGAATGACGCCATAGCCAGGACGAATGATGCCTTGGATGAGTTCAGCAAGGACTCAGAACAGGACGTCGCCACCAGGTCCGCACTCAATAAGGCTATGCAGCATCTTCAAGCCGCCAGGGACGAGCATGGCGCGCTTCAGGTCAATCTGTGCGGCATCAGGCTTTTTGAAAGCGACCAGATCGAACGGCTCATCCCTGGGTTCTTCTGCACCACCGAGAATCCCGACATTCAAAGTGCATGCTCACATGGCTCTCAGCCTGCAAAAGGCCTTTTCTGCCGGCACTTTTCCATACGTCATGAGTGCATGAATACGGCCGCCCACAAAGATCTGGCGAACCGCGTCTACCCAACAGTCGCCGTAATGCTGAACCAGTATCCAGCCCCTGTCGAGCGGGCTGCAAAGGAGGGTTGACAATGCCCTATAGATGGAGACAGGCGCTGGTCGCCGATGTCAATGCAGACCGCATTACCGCCAAGGATGTTCTGCTAATGGTCCTATTCGCGACGGAATGCGCCCTGCTATTCTATGGGTTCTATTGGGCAATTTGAAAGGCCTGGACATGAAACCGAAACGAGACAGGGGGAAGTGCTCAATATGCGGCAAACGCAGGGCTCTGACCCCGCAAAAGGATCAGAGGCTCTGCGATGAGTGCCGCTCCATATCCGAGCAAGTGAAGACAATGCGAGACCCCGATGCTTGGCAGTCTCGCGAAAATCTATGGGCCATTGTGAACGGCTATTGAATTTTCGGAAAATAAATGCGGCAGGCCGGTGCATGGGAGCCCCGCCTGTCGTATAATTCCAGACAACAAACAGGAGGCCTTGAGATGGAAATCGAAAAAGTCATGGAATCCATAAGGGCGAAGTTCAAAGGCTGGACCGAGATCGAATCGGAGAATCCCGAGCTCATCTTCGTCGGATTCGGAAAGACCGCGATAATCGATCTCTGCTACGAGGATGAGCTTTCGCTGTTTGTCTGGAATCATGCAGAGGACAATGCCAGGAAATGCAGGAATCGCAAGCTCGGCGATCCGGACTTCGATTTCATCACGGATGCCGAGTTCGGTCTGCTTCATAAGGTGGATGAATTTCTTTCAACAACAGGGCTCCAAGAGCCCGCCAATACAGGAGATCAAGAAATGGGAGCGTCGAAGGAAATGACGGTGGCCGAGCTTCAGAAGAGGCTCGCCGAGAGCGAGGCCCGCAACGCCGGAATGCAGAAAAGCCTGGATGAGACCCAGGCCAAGTTGAAGGCCCTGGAATCCAAGGGCCGCAAGTCGGTCTACATCGAGAGGTTCCGCAGCATCGCCAAGGAGCGCTACGGCTTCGACATCGAAGGCGCTGAGGCTCCGACATTCAGCTTGGAATACGTGAAGCGTTGCATCATCGTGGCCGACTTCCTGACACATGACAAGGCACAGGGCGGAGATGGCGCGTTCGAGATCAATCTGAAGACGATCCAGAAAAGCCTCGACGACCTCTACAAGGCCAAAGGCTGGGCAAAGGAGCCCGTCAAAAAGTAGGAGGCCACAATGTCGGACATAATCGATATGGCATTATGCGCCGTCTATGTCATGCTATGCATGGGCTGCCTTGTGGCGGCCTTCCTAATATAGGAGCCTCCGATGCGAATCACCCCACAAATCAAGAAGGCAATACAGCAGGCCATCGAAGCCAAGGGCAATTTGACCCAATTCGCCAAGAGCCTCGGCCTCGCTCATAGCACCATCATCTTTTGGCTGAGCGGCAAGACCAAAGGAATCAATGGGGCGGTATGGGTGCAGCGGGTCCGGCCCGCCATATCGAGATTCCTGCCTCCTGAAGATCCTAGCCTGCCGCAGCCATCCCTTGCCGGAGATCCAGGAAATGCCGCGTTGCTGCTATTCGCCGAGGTGTCCGCAATCAATGCGGATGTGGCCGCAATGCAAGCCAGCAACGCCCAGTTTCCTGATGCGCAGCAATACATGGAGTCGTCATTCAGGGAATGTTCAGAGATGATCCGCCAGGCCATCGTCAGATATGAAAGGGCCAAGAAATGAAATGGGTCAGGAATCTGATATTCGTCCGGGGTCCGGTCCCCGAAAAGTCGCCGAGCCTTCCAGGCCTTGAGCCGGAAATCGAGCGTGAGTGCGTCGTCAGAATCGAAGCCAATGAGCTTTGGGATGCCAATGACGTAGTGGAGTATGCCAAGGAGGAGTTGCTCCTGCTGCTCGAGCGCGCCTTCCTGGATCTGGAAATAGGCGACATCCCGGAGCTCCACATCATAGACGATGGCCTAATCTTCTACATGGCATTCAATGTGCAGGACGACCCCGACCATAAGATCGTCAGGAATCTAGACATCCCGGACTGGGCGCAATCGTATCTGGAGTATGGAGTGGATGGCGGCCTGTGGGCCGAGGATCGTCATCTTATTGAGGAGTGGCTGTCTAGCTATGGGGACTACGCGCTGGAGTCTATTTCCTATGGAGACCATTCATACTTCAGCTGGCACCCAGAATTCGGACCTGGAGCCGATTGTCATGAAGGAACCGCATTATTCACGAGAGTTGGAAAAGATCATGAATCCATCAAAACAGAAAGGATGATGTCATGAAAATCTCAATCAGATATCTCAGCAACAAGGACTGGATGGAGTTCATTGCCAAGCACCCGCAAGCGGCGAACTTCCTATTCCAGAAATGCCGCCAGACAGAACTTGAGGCGCTACAGAGACAAGCGGCCCTGCCCATCTATCTCCAGTCCCGGGTTGAAGAGCTCAAGGCTTTTGCCGATCCAGACAAGGACTCCGCTGAGTTCATCTTCGACGCGTCCACAGACATTGGAGAGGTCGAAGTAAGGGCCGCCCAATACGCCATCGACAATGATCCGGACGTGGTGGCCAAAATAAAGGGCGGCCCCGCCAAAGCCGGCAAGGCTGACGCCTCAAGCGAAGGATAAGCTCGCCTTTTCCTGGGGGTCCCCCGAACGTGGGGGACCTCTTTTTCTTCAATCATAATCAAGGATGCTGCCATGAGCAAAACCAAATTTACGGGAACCGCCAATCCGCCAGACCTCAGACACCACAACAGGGGCGGCAACTGGATCAAGAGCAATCGCAAGAAGGCCTATCGAGAGGCGCTTGGCCATAATAGGGAGCGCAATCTCAAGCGCCATGCCAGGAACTACCGCTTCTCCAACAGCAACATCTGAGGCCATGTCATGAAACTGGCAAATGTGAACAAGGCGAAAGAGATCTGCTCTGAATACCTAGACCTGATTCTGCTGCGCGACCGGCTTGCGAGCGGGAAATATGAGCTGATCCCTTTATACTCCATCCGAGATGATTGCCCAGACGATCGACCTCCCACGTATCGTTCAGATGACGGGAGTCGCGTAGCCGTTCCAAAACCGGATCTGCCTAATTCCATCGGTATCGAGGATGAGGAGATACTTCTAGCCATGGAGGACGCAGCTAGAAGAAGCATCGGCTGCAAGATCGCGAGACTCGAAGCCCAAATCAAGAAGCTGTAGGAGTGGGTCATGATAGAAGTCAAGGCATTTTGTGAGCAGTGCGGAGGAACCGGCTTATACTCGGGATGTTGTGAGAGTCCCGAGATTGCCATTGTGTGCTCCCGCTGTCATGGGACCGGCTGCGTCTCTATAAGATATGAACCTTTCACGCTGAGACAGCCCGCTCCATCTGGAATTGCCAGGGTTCTTGAGCGCAATCCCGGGATCAAAGCCGGACGCGGAAATGGATATGTCCCCGAAGACTTCGGGGGAATGCCCATAGCTAATTGGCTTGAGGGGCATAAGTTTGTCCGTGGGTCCGAGATGAGGAAATTCTGCTGTCCGGCACGGTGGTCTTATGAGCTTTCGGCATGGTGCCCAGCAACCATGATGGCAGGTCTAAGCTATACGGACTGCGAGAAGTTCAAGACAAAGGATGACTGCTGGAGATGCTACGATCGTCAGGTGGCGACTCTCATGCGGTCCTATATCGAAACGGCCCTCTGGTCTTCTGAGCTTAGCGCCGACCTTGAACTATCGGAACAGGCCAAGGAGACGATCGAACGGGACTGCATCGACTTTCTGCGTCGCCACGGATTCACAGACTCTGAACTGGACATGGCAGGCCACGACTTCTGGCTGGCCCGCAATGGACATGGCACGGGTTTCTGGGATAATCAGAAATGCTGGATTGGCTCGCGGGCCGATAGCCTAACTAAGCTTGCCAGGTCTTTCAATGCCCAGGACCTATACGTTGGCGACGATGGCCTTGTCTACGTGGGATAGGAGAATATTCTATGCTGTATCACATCATCTCCGATGGGAAGCTCTGGAAGGGCCGGCTGCCAAAAGGCATGCTGGCAGAAGAGGCGCTCGATCATCTCGTGAATAAACTGGAGATAGGGGTCTGTATGAGAGGTCCACGGACGGACTTCTCATCCATTGATGAAGATGGCGTCCGGACTTTTGGAACAGGGCTGAATGCGATGCTAAGGAATAAGCCGCAGTTTCGGATAATCGTCTGGGTGACCCTTCCTGGAAAGATTCAGATACAAGGCATGAAGCACAGGAGGAAGAGCCGTGCTAGTCCATAAGATCTGCAGCGTATGGGAGGGCCGCTGTGGAGAGGATGTCTACATGAGCTATCGAGCCACCAAGTTCGATCGTAGGGACAGTCTCACCTATCAGATGAATGCCATCACGCGTCCAAGGGTTCCATGCTCTAAGCTTTTCGCCTTCGACTCGTTGGGGTCCTGCGATGAGTTCATACGGCTAAGCCGATCCATCAATCTGTGGTCATATGCGGTCCTCCTATGTCTCGCCAAAAAGGCGGATAAATTGGAGACCGTATCATTCAGTCTGGACTGGACATTCTGGAAGGATCTTCAAGGGGATGCCGAAGCGCCAGAAGGGACAGTGGCATGTCCGTCCTTGACTCCGATTCGAGTAGAGCGTTTTCATAGAGGAGTGACGCCATGTATATTCAATTGACGACGCGCTGCAATATGAGCTGTCCGCCGTATACGGCTGTGGGCAGAGAGTTCATAGAGACGCTATCAAAGGCGGAGAAGAACTCAACGGAGGCATCGGCGAGCCTGCTAAAAGTCCTGTCCGATGAGGGAGCGGCGATCGTCCTAATCCAGGATTCGATCACTATCGAAGACCCTCCGCCTGGCTGGAAGGTCCTGATCAATCGGCTGGTGCCAAGACATGACAACTTAGGACACTGCTTCATAGCAGGATATCTAAACTAAAGGAGGATGCGAGATGGGAAGGATGCTTTCGGATTACAGTGGCAGGGAATTGGATAGTCTGGCAGACAGATACCTGGAGCCAGAGGATGACGACACCGACATGGAAGAGGAGGACCAGGATGACGTAGACAAGGAGGATGAGGAAATCGATCGGGCTCTGTGCCTATTCAGGACGGCAATAGAGGCCCGCGAATTCTGCGAGGTCTTGGACGAGCGGGAAGATCCAATGGACTCCATCAGGACATTCATGGAGATCAGCACAGATCCAGACAGCGCAGTGGCGGAGGACCTCGGAGTCCTCTGCGGCCACTTTGGAAAAGACAAGGTGGCATCCATGCTTTCAGAATGCGTAAAACATGGATAAAGGACTCAACATGAAATCAGTCTCAGCAATAATCGCCATCTCAGCAATAATCGCCATCTTCGTCATCGGCCTGTTCCTCCTAATTGGAGGCTGTTCGATGTTCTACACCATCCAGCCCGGCGAACGCGGGATAGCCGTGACCCTAGGCAAGATGGATGACCGGGCAATTGGGGAAGGCTTTGGCTTCGCCCTTCCCTGGACCACAATCTATCATGTCTCCATCAAGAGCGGGATGCAGTCTGACTCCACAGAATGCTTTACGGCTGACGCCCAGGTTGTGAAGATCTCCTACAACGTCCTGATGTCGATACCTGAAAATCGAGTATGTTCCATGTTCCGGGAATACAATACCGGAGATAGCGTATTCAAGACTTTGGTATCGCCCAGAATGCAGGAGGCTTTAAAGCAGATTACTTCCCAGTATCGCGCCGATCAGATTGTAAAGAAGCGCGACGAAGTCCGGGCAGCAGCAATGTCTAGCCTGAAGAAAGCGGTTGGCGACATCCTTAATATCTCTGACGTCAACATAACCAACATCGATTTTACAGACGCCCTGGAGAAGGCAATAGAGCAAAAGACGGTGAAGGAACAGGAGGCCCTGGCGGCCAAGTATGCTGTGGAGAAGGCGCAGCAGGAAGCCGAAGCCACGATAGCGAAAGCAAAGGGCGAGGCCGAAGCGCTGAGAATTCAGAGCGAAGCCTTGAAGCAGTCACAATCAATGATCCTCTTGGAGGCCATTCGTAAGTGGAATGGACAAGCTCCGCAGACTCTCCTGCTGGGAAACAATCCATCGGCCATGATTCCAATCAGGTAGGCAATGACAACCAAAATAGATGATATGGTGACTCTGGCGGAGGGCCTTCTACGGCCTTTCGCCAGGGATGAGGCCACAAAGCATGGCCATCTCATTCTGACCAGAATAAATGAAGGAGGCGAAAAAGGACTTACCCTTGAGAACAAAGGAGTCGCTCTGGCATCCATGACATTCTCGGCCATCCATCATGGAGTCGTCCAATTGCATTCAGCATGGGACGATGGCCACGATGACTATGAAATGGCAGCGACCGTGGAGACCAATTGGATGTGGGAAGTCGACACCTCACATTTAGGAGTCATTGCCCTGGCGGTGCTTCGTATGGCCTGGTTGAAGGACGACGATACCCCGGTCCATCTCGGAGAGGAAGTCGTGAATATGCTGCGAGCCTGTGAGCTTTCAGCAAATCTCTGGCATCAGTAATCCGCCATGAATACTATAATGCCAGGAGTGATCATTCTAGCGCTCATATTGCTAATGATCATGGAGTGGTCAGATGATCCTAAAGGTCGTGCTTGATTGCGGAATGGGCGGAATGTATTCCAGACATGTATCGAGATTCATTTGGTGCGAGAAGACAATCAATCCGATGTGCGTCCGATATGAGATTGGAAAGAAAGTCTATGGACTGGATGGGTCCCCGCTATTCGGCTTTATGGACTTGGAAGCGGCTCTGGCCTATGCCAACCGCATGACAAGCTCCTCCATTCTGGAATGCAGTCATGGCCCTATCAAGAAGTGTCCGGCAAGATTGCCGCTGCTTCCATTGGGCATAGCGGAGGTGGATATTGCCGGCCTTCTGTCCACCATCAAAGACCCGCCTAAAAGCGTCAGGACGCTTAGAAGCCCGGTATCATCCGTGATGGTCCCTTGGATGATTCCGGAACGAATACTATGGACCAATGCGACAATGCGAGGTGATTTCTGTGAAGGAACTGAACGAGCTCTATGTTCTAGTGTCGAGTCTCCGAGGCACAAACTCAAGAACCGAGAAAGAAGCCATCTTGAGGAGGCATACTGATTGCAAGGCTTTGCTATTCTATGCCTACAACAGCTTCTATCAATACGGAGTCACATCGGCCTCCTGCGCAAAAGGCGACATGTGGAAGGACATTGCTGACGATGAGATGCACAGCCTGGTTCAACTGCTCGAGCATCTGAGGACTAGGGAGATCACCGGGGACATTGCGAGAGCCCATTGCCGCCGCTTCGCTGAGAGCCTTCCCCCGAAGATCCAAGACGTGTTCTGGAATATCATCGACCGCGACCTGAAGTGTCGCATCGATGTGAAGATCATCAACAAGGTATTCCCAGGGCTCATTCCCACATTCGATGTGGCTCTTGCTGAATCTCTCAACGACTGCCCTAACGTCAATATCTTCGATGGCTCCTGGTTCGCCAGCAGGAAGCTGGACGGCGTCAGGGTCTTGGCCCTGATAGATGACAAAGTCAGATTCATGTCGAGAAAAGGCCAGGAGTTCAAAAGCTTGAAGGTCCTGAAGGCATCAATCGATGCGCTGCCGGTCGACCTATCCGGCTACGTCCTTGATGGTGAGATGTGCATCATGCGGGATGGGAAGGAGGACTTCAGAGAGGCAGTGTCCCAGATCCGGAGGAACAACTTCATCATCGCCCATCCCAGATACAAGGTCTTTGATATTCTGACCATGAAGGAATTCATGGCAGGGCGTGGGAGCGATCGACGTCCGCTTTCCAAAAGGCTGGAAAATCTGAAGGATATCGTCGATCCATCTGGATGCATTGAAGTCCTTGAGCAGACTCCTGTGACTGAGGAATCCTATGCCGCCTTGCTCAAGGAGAGCGAAGTCAATGGGTGGGAAGGCCTCATCCTCCGCAGGGATGTCCCATACGTCGGGAAGCGGAGCAAGGACATGCTCAAGGTCAAGAAGTTTCATGAGGCTGAGTATGTCGTGGAAGGCATTCAGCTTGGGACCAAGCACATCATGGACCCCAACACCGAGCTTATGGAAGAGCAGGAGGTCATGGCCAGGGCGGAGATACGACACAAGGGCAACTTGGTGGGCGTGGGTTCCGGCTGGACCGATCAGCAAAGGCTCAGGTATAGGAAGAATCCAAAGGAGATCATTGGCAAGACAATCACCGTCTCCTACTTTGAGGAGTCGACGGATGCCGATGGGAAAATCAGCCTGCGGTTCCCCACTGTAAGGGCGGTCCATGGAAAACAAAGGGAGGTCTAATGCAGACGTTCATGCCGTATGCATGCTTCGCTCTGACTGCGAGATGCCTAGACTACAAGAGGCTGGGAAAGCAAAGAGTGGAGTGCAAGCAGATCCTTCAAGCGCTTCTATCTGAAGGACGGAGAGGGTGGTCGAGCCATCCCGCCGTCCTCCAATGGAAAGGATACGAGGCCAGCCTATGCGAATACGCCATCTGGATATGCGCTGAGTGGAGGTTGCGGGGATTTCGTGATTCTCTCTTGGACTTTTTCATGGATAAGCAGGATGCTTTGCTGGATCGTGGAATGCGTATCGACACGCCGTCATGGCTTGGGAATGCTGAATACCATGCCAGCTACCGCTCAAATCTTCTTCGTAAAGATCCGGCGTTCTATAGTCGCTATGGTTGGGTGGAGCCTCCAGATTTGGAATACGTCTGGCCTGGAAAAATTTTAAGAAAATCCATTTAAAGGAGGTGGAATTTTCCGAAAATGAAATATAATTGAATGGAGGGAGATTCATTATGAAGGATCTAAAAGGCGCTCCAGTCATTCTTGGGAACGGAACCATCAGCGCTCCGGGGATTAGGAAGCCGGTGGTGACTTTGGTCGATTTGGAAATACATCGCATGGAGCTGGAAGAGCAGGCGACCGATAAGGAAGTGCTTGGAAAGCGGATCGATGATGCCAGAAAAGCCAATCCTAAGTATGACGAAGAGGCCTTGATACGATTCATGTGGCACACGTATCCGGAGATCCCGATGCTTGTGGTCCACGCAGCAGTTCGAAAATACAACAAGGCCCTGGAACGGGGCTGAAGGGAGTGACGAAATGGCGACGAAGAAGAAATTAGTGAGACAGGCTACCGAACAGAATGATGGCGCAGAGCTCCTCGGAGTGGAGATGCTCATAGCCGAAACCGAGAGGCTGGTCAACTCTCAATGCATGGCGGATAGGCTGAGGGAGCCGATACGGAGGATGCTTGCGGCAATGAGCACAGGCTCAAACGACGTGAGCCCGCTGCAGGCCGCCGTCATCATGAAGAAGATCCAGAAGATCTCCGAAGCGGCATTCACCTCGAATGTCATGGAGGCCAATGCGTCCTTCAAGCTGCTGAACGGCATGGACGCGCCGATCATCGTCCTGGGCTCGGTGGTGTCGAAATACACCAAGCCGACGAAGTGGGCCTACAGCAGCGCGGTCATAGAGGCCGAAGCCAAGCTCAAGGCCATGAAGGAGGTCGAGCAGAAGACCGGAGTGGCGCGAGACGTCAGCGAGCCGATCAACGAGAACAGCAGCCCGCTCTTCATTGTGAAGGGGGCCTAGTCGTTCGACGCCAGGGGAAGGTCCTTTGCCGGGCCTTCCCCTCCCATATAGGAGGAAGGAAATGAGAGCCGATTCAAAGTATAAGTATGGCAAGTTCGTTGGCATCCGCGACGACGTCCATTCAGTCCTGAAAGATGAAGCGAAGACTGCCGGTAAGAAAATTCATGACTTCGCCACAGAGCTGCTCGAGATTCAACTCGACGTCGTGCGACGGGATCGTTTGAAGGCAGAGCGTAAGAGTCATAGCCGGACACCCAGACGCAGGCTTCAAGATACGAAATCACCTCTAGCTTCCCGTCGAAAGACCAGAGAAAGAAGCGGTCCTTCATGAGCCCCCGTGTCAGATAGGATTCTGGATTCGATGGGACTCGGTATTCATAGAGCCCTTCTGGGAGGGGGAGCCTCCATTGATATGCCAACTTCCAGAATCTGCCGCAGGCATGTCTTCGAGTCTTGGAGTTGATAATCCTATCCGGATTGATGAATTCGCGACAGAAGATCTTCTTTCCTTTAGGCCCCTGCTCTCCGCATTTGCCGAGAATCCTGGCGAGATAGGAAATGCCAATGTTGGCCCGTATACGAGCATTCAACCAACCATCGATGATGACCAGGCTGCCGAAGCGCAGGACCCTGCCATTATTGAACTGTGGTGTTATTATGAGAGGTTTATCCATGTCAACCGCCTGTAGACTCTACTCAGAGAACGCTGGCATAATATACAATCGGGCGGAACATTTCCACCGTGCCTATTCTTTTGATCTATCCGAGCTCCACTCCATAGGCAATTCAATTTTCATGGATGCCTTGAAGCGTTGGAATCCGGATGCCGGATCATTCCGGACCCTGCTATTCTTAAAGCTCAATAAAGAGATGTCGGACTATATCCGGAAATGGAAGGGGGAACGCAGATCGGAAGTGGAGGCGGTGGACGAGGGACAGCCGCCCTATGAGATCTCAATGGACTTCCATGACCGCGTCGCGATGCTCGGAGATGAGACGCGAGAGGTCATCGCGCTGGTGCTCGGGACCCCTGCGGAAATCCTCGGCATCTCGGGGCGCATGAGCAAGAAGGAAATTCGGGGATGCATCAGGAAGATGCTTATGAAAAAAGGCTGGTGCTGTAGGAAATGCACCAGAGCCTTCAAGGACATCACCCGATTTGTAGGGGGCTGAACCCATGTCTCCAAAAGGCAAAAGCACTACTCTGTTGGCTAGCGGGAAGATTCGAATATGCTTTCCCTATAGCGCAGCCCTGACCGCGAAGGTCAGCGCATTGAGCGGTCGCTTCTTCGATAAGGAATCCGGAAACTGGGAGTGCGATCCAAGCAAAGACAATCTGCGCAGGCTTCTTGAGCTTGGATTCCCCATCCCGGATATCGGAGTATCCTTTGAAAAGAAGGCGGCCATCAAAGGAAAGGCCATCAAGGATCTCAAGAAGACCCTGCGTCCATTCCAGGAGGACGGCGTGGCATTCTTCAAGGCCCGGAATGGCCGTATTTTATTGGGGGACGAACAGGGTCTCGGCAAAAGCATACAGACAATAGCATATCTACATGACACTCCCGATACTCTGCCAGCCATGATAATCTGCCCGGCCTCTGTGAAGGAGAACTGGCGCAGGGAAATCCTGTCCACATCCGATCGGCTCGTTCCTAAAATTCTGGAAGGGACCACCCCATACCGCCTGAAGCCGAAAGCGAATTCAGTCTATATCATAAACTATGACATTCTGTCTTCCTGGTTCTGCGTGAAAGGGACTGATGGCAAATTCCATGCATCGGAGGACTTCGCTTCGTATGGCTTCAAGACAGCGATCTGCGATGAGGGCCATCGTCTGAAGAATTCAAAGACCAATCGGACAAAGGCCGCTGGGATAATTTCGAGGAGAGTCCCCCACTTCTCCATCCTATCCGGAACTCCAATGCCCAATCGGCCAATAGAGCTGTTCTCCCAAATTCAGCTCATCGATCCCGCCATGTTCCCCAGCATGATGAAGTATGCACAGAGGTATTGTAAAGCCCGGCATCGTCCCTGGGGCTGGGACTTCAACGGCTCCAGCAATACCAGGGAGCTCCATGAAAAGCTATCGGAGTCTATTATGCTTCGCCGCTTGAAGCGGGATGTCCTACAGGAGCTTCCCCCCAAAGTCAATACGGTCATTCCTCTTGACATAACCAATCGCCAGGAGTATGACCGCATTAGGACCGAAACCATTGACTGGGTGAAACGAGTGGGGGCCGAGCGGGCTGTGAAGGCCAAGAAGTCCGAGGCGATTGTCCGATATGAGATGTTGAAGCAGGCCGTGATCCGCGGCAAGTTCGAACCGGCATGCGAATGGGTGGAGGACTTCATCGAAGGAGGATGCTCAAAGCTCGTGGCATTCGGCTGGCACCGCAATGTCGTGAAGAGTCTCCATGAAAGATTCAAGGACTTCTCAGTATGCCCGCTCGTAATGGGAAGCAAGCAGGCCTGCGCCGACCGCTTCACCAATGAGGAAGGCATCCGTCTCTTCGTTGGAAATCTGATTAGCGAAGGGGAAGGCCTGAATCTCCAAGTCGCATCCAATGTGGCGAAGATTGAAATCTTATCCTCTCCTGGAATACATGCCCAGGCCACGGATAGATGCCACCGCATAGGCCAGGCCGAGTCTGTGAACGTGTGGTGGCTCGCCGCCAAGGATACCATAGATGAGGTCATCCTTCAGAAGATGGACAGCAGAAGGCTTACGATCTCCGGCATCCTGAATGGCGAGGAGGTCCCCGACGACGATCTGCTCTATGACATTCTAACGAGCCTGTGAGGTTGCCATGGCGTGGGTATTGGAAATATTCACAGAGAGCGGCCTGAGATTGCCGGCTCCAAGAAATGGGTGGAGCAATATGCGCTGCCCATTCTGCGATGACCGGTCGGACCACCTTGGCATCAATATGACCAGCGGGGTCTGCACCTGCTGGAGATGCGGCAGCCATTCGCTGTATTCGGTCCTTCTGGAATTGGGAGGGCTGTCCCCTTCGCAGGCCGTGGAGTTGTTGAAGCGGTTCAGGCCGTCTTCCATATCCAGGGAGGGTTCGGCGGAATCCCGGGCATACAAGCCCCTACGTATTCCAAAGAGGACCCCTTTGAAGAGGATGCATCGCGACTATTTGGAGAGCCGGGGCTATTCCTCCGACAGCCTTGTCGCTTTTTGGAATCTGGAAGCCTTCACAAACATTGGCCGCCACAAGATGGGAATATTCATCCCGGTCACCAGGATGGGCAAGGTGGTGGCATTCCAGTCGAGGCTCTGCATGGACGGCCATGAGCGCCGCTATGTCTCATCGTCTCCGGACATCGAAGGCGGCATTCCAATCAAGGACTGCCTGTATGGCGAGGACTTCCTTAAAGATGACATGGCTGTCGTGGTGGAAGGTCCGGCGGATGTCTGGCGTCTTGGATATGGCAGCGTGTGTTCATGCGGGACCGAGGTGACCCCAAAGCAGGTTGGCCGGTTGGCCAGGTTGGAACGTAGATATATTCTATTCGATAATGAGGAGAGCGCGCAGATGCGGGCATGGTCCCTTGCCGAGATGCTTTCCGGATTCCCTGGAAAGACAGAATTGATTCTGCCATCGCAGTTCGGCGTCAAGGATTCCGGCAGCATGTCGGATGATGTGGCCAGGGGGATGATGCGCGAACTTGGATTCAGGAAACCCACAATCTCAAACAATAAGAGGGGCAAATGGACAGAGTGATGATGGAGTATCGTAGAAGGGCCAGGCTGCACAAGGACGCATTCCAGCAGACCTTCAAAGCGAATCTCGATGACTTCTCAGTGGCGAATGGCTTTCACTTGGAGAGGTTCCTGGTCTTCCTGGACTGCTCTGTGGAATGCCTGGAGTCCGAAGTCCTGAAGAGGTATGGCAGCATAGGCCTCCACCTGCTCAGGACGTTAAGCATGCTCGACATCAAATCAGTCCAGAAAAAGGAGGCATGATATGTATTGCAGCGGATGCTACCACGAAAATATATGCGATGCTGTGATGAAAAAGAATGCGGAGAAGTTCTACTGCTTCATCCCTATAAAGCTTGGTTTTGATATCAGGTCCAGAGTGAAAACCCTGAAGACCTGCATGGAGACCGAGCGGAGCTCCCACCTAGCTCAGGCAGCCGCCATCAAATGGGCAAACGACGTCCTGCTCGTCTTAGAGCAGCAGGTAGCCATAACGCCCCCAATAGCCGAGCCAGATGAGACGGAGCTGGAAAGACGTGTCAAGGATTACCGGGGCAACTCTTTCGAGATAGAGGAGATCGTCCGATGCAGTGATGGCATCATTGTATATTTTGCTGGCGCTCCTATGCCCAATGGGTATATGCACACGGGCAGCGTCATTGTCACCGATGATAGGCTTGCAGAAATTGCCAAGCATGTCTTGAAGAATTCCAAAATAGGAGAATGATATGGACGCAAAGAATCTAGCAAGGGCTTCGAAGATCCAAGCCATCATTGAATCTCTGGAGAAGAAGCTCGCATGGCTGGATAAAGCTGAGGATCACATGGCCAATTCCCTTTCTGATTGGGAGGAGGATCAGGAAGGCGATATGGAGCGAATTGGGCCGAAGAAGCCAAATCCAATTGGAGATCGGAAAACCATGGAGGCTAACTTCTCGGCAAAGATAATGATCCTCAATAGTAAGAACCATCCTTTGGTGGATTTCGGGAAGGTCTCAGGATCTGAGCTTTCCGACTTTCTGGTGGGCATTCGAAAGACATGCTCCGACCGCATCAGCGAACTACGACGTGAAGTGGAGACCTTATAAGGAGGAAGAGAAATGAAGGATATGGTGGAAGTCAGAAGAGTGACAAGACAGGTCGAGCTCATTGAGCGTCTTGTTGAACTGCAGGGATGTCAGGGCGTCGTCCTAGAAATCAATGAGCGATTCAATCACGTGATATTTCGAAAAGAGGGTGACGTCTTTGGGACCTCCTTTCCAATAGAGACTTTTATGGAAATCATGCAGAGCAATCTCCCCACAATCCTGGCAATGGCCATCAAGTCCTTGAAGGAGGAATCCCTGAAACACATCCCGGAGGCGTTGGATGAGCTCTCCACCACCAAAAGCGAGGTGGTGACCATAAGAGACCAATATCAGTCGGAGGTGAAGAAATGATTGCTGTGACTATGAAAGGCGGATCCAAGGTCCATGTGGCGGAGAGCGAAATCCTTAGCATAAGCGAATGCACCTACAGAACGCCTACCACCATTCGATCCAAGGATGGCAAGATCCTGGAGGTGGAGGATTCGGCAGCCAGCCTGATGAAGTCCATGAAAACAAAAGACGACACTCCGACATTGAAGATCTACCGGGAAGGGGATCAGTGGGGCGTTCTATTCGGGGAGAATATACAGGAAGGAGTATATGGGTCTGGACCGACGGTCATCGAAGCTCTTCAAGACTTTGACGCGGCATGGGGAAAAGAGAAAGGGCTGGCATGCCCATCTCCACTGACCTACGACTCAGACCGGATGAAATACCTTGAGGCTATGTCGTGGCTGCCGTGGCTAGCAGAGGCCGCCTATCATCAAATGCTGGTTCATGACTGCGACATTGATGGCTGGGAAAGCATGCAGAGGGCGGCGACCCAGGCATATCTCTGGATGAAGAAGCATAAGTGGGACACCTCCAGGATAGATGCCATCCTAACAGAGCATGATCGTCTGCCTGACTTCAAACTCATTAGACAATAAAAGAGGTGTGGAATGGGCAAGAATAAAAAGAAGAAAGTGAAGTGCCGGGAATGCGGATGTCCTGATTGGTATGACTCCATGAGCTTTTCACCAGCGCGTCCTAATAATTGGATGGCCATCAGACATTGCTATGCATGCGACAAGTATGCCACTGGGGTGGGCTCGACAAGAGTGGAGGCGCTGGAGAAGGCCGAGAAGGAGTGGGGGCGAATCAACAGCGTGGAATCTGAGCCCTGTCATCTATGCGACAGCAAGAATGGAATTCGTCTTTCCGACAAGGTCGTCCTATGTCAGGATTGCCAGGATGCGTGGGGCGAGGGATATGTCAAAATTCCTTTGAAAGGATGAAATAGAATATGTCTATAAAAAGCGCCAGAAGGGAAGTATGGACTGCAAAGAGCGGAGCATGTCCCATAGAGGGTTCGGGTTCGACAGAGCGTGAAGCCCTGCTGGACCTGGCATCCAAGATGGAGGATGAGCTTCTGTCTCAACAGAGAAGAATCAAATGCCTGGAGGATGGCGAGGACCTGGACATTGGACTGGGGACGACTGTCATGAAGCTGGACACCCACCCATCTCTCAATATTCCAACCCTCACTTTCTATGAAACCAAGAAGCCGGGGAAAGTGGGGAGGCCTCCAAAGGAGGGGCTTCCCAAGGACTCCAGGACAGTCCTAAAGCTGCTCATCCATAAAAAGGCTGGAGCCGCGTCCATCATCTCTCTCATGCAGGCAGCCATGAAAAGAGCATCGAAGAGGGTGGCGCGTCGTAGAGTCCAATACACAGTGGAAAAGGAGTGACCATGTCCATCAACAAAGAGCTCATAGAGTCCACCGTCAAGAGCCTGGTGGAGAATTTTTCAGAGTGGAAAATGCATACGCATATCCGGGACGATGGATATTTGCTGAAACGAGGATATATCTCTCTTGAGAAGCATCCATGGATTCCGGGATTCGACGTCATCCTTTTCTGTGGAGGCGCTCGAATTCCAATCAGGTTCACAGAGTCCCTGAAGCTTCGCGATGCCATGCATCGACATCTCGTCAAAGTAGCGGAATCATATCTTCATTCGAAGGCGGACTCCGCTCCAGAGATGAGACCGGGAACCATGAGACAGTATGGAGATCTATGAAAACCGCTCAAAGAAAGATGATCGACTCCATTGTGGAGTCATTGAGAAGTCCTATCCCTGAATGGGAAATTCGTAAAGATCCAATGCTTCCATGGGACCATCTCATTCTTTATCGGAACATGATGAAGCCCATGGAGCTTATGTGCTCAACAGATGATTGGATCATTGTGAACCATCTTTGCTGGGAAAGAGTCTACATCCCCCTTGGACTATTTGATAAATTACGTATAGGGAGAGCCGTTAAGCATTTTCTGGCTACTTCTGTTATGCGTGCTGTGGAGACCTCCCATGATACTAAATGATTTCCTTGAAGTCATCTCCAATGGCGGATACTATCTGCCTTCGGAATTCGATGTCCTTCTCAATCCTGAGCGCAATGCCCTGCTCTATTCCATTGTCCCTAAACTGCTGAAAGAGCGGCAGTATTGGAACATCCTGGAAGTGGGCTCTCGTGGCGGCGGCTCCGCCCTCATGTGGATTGAGATGATCCGCAGGTTCAATAACGGACATGGCCATCTCACCTGCGTGGACATTGCGGATCGGGCTCCAGGCAAGGAGATGAAAGCCTATCGACACATCTTCGAATATAACGTCAGCAAGGCCAATGCCTGGGATATGGTAACCACCATCTATGGAGACAGCAGATCGGCTCTGCCTTTGCTCCAGGGCAATATCTACAATCTGGTCTATATCGATGGCTCCCACAAATGCTCGATGTGTCTGTCCGATCTCGCCATGGCCAAAATTCTGGTCCGCGTGGATGGCTTCATTCTTGGAGACGATCTATGCTTCCAGATGTCGGACCCAGGAGTGAATGCTGAGGAAATCGAGAAGAACGCTGAATACGAAGGCTGGCCCCCAATAGAAGGGAACAAGCATCCAGGAGTCGCCCTGGCTCTACATCAGGCATTCAATGGCGCAGATATGAAGCCGCTTGAGACTTTGTGGGGAATCGATGGCATGTGTTTCAGGCCTCTCGATCTACGAGGAATTGGGGCAGATCTGTTGCTGCCTATTCCAGAGTATTTTCCAGAATGGGCAGTCCGCATTGCTCAGAATAGAATAAAATATATAGACTGGAACTCTCACAAGTCGGCAGCCTGTGGAGCGAACGACAAATATGGTGAAGTGATCATCTCCCATGATCCCTATCCTCCTATAGCCCTTCAAAAGCCCCCAAGCCCCCAATAGACGAAAGGATAATAGAAATGAAGTCTCCATCTGAGCAGAAGATCATCCAGATTGAACTCACAAATGCATGTCCCCACTCCTGTTCAAACTGCACGAGGTTCTGTGGCAGGCACTCGAAGCCATTCTTCGCTGAGGAGGGCCAGTTCAGGAAGGCTGTCGACTCCATGCTGGGATTCCATGGCATGGTCGGAATCATGGGAGGCGAGCCTACCATCCATCCGAAGTTCGACAGCTTCGTCAAATACTACGCAGACAAGATCCATACTCCTCCATTCAAGCCCATGCGCCAGGCCGTCAAGGACTTTGCGGCCTATCGCAATAAGCATCTCTCCGATGTCCTGCTTTCCAAACGTGGACTGTGGACGTCGCTAGGTCCAGGATATCGGAAGCACTTCGAACTCATACAGGACGTGTTCCCATATCAATGCATCAATGACCACAGCCATGAAGGCAGGCATCAGATGCTCTTGGGATGTCGCAAGGACTTCGGGATCTCCGATGAGGAATGGATTCCTCTCAGGGACGCGTGCTGGATTCAGAACATGTGGAGCGCCAGCATCACTCCGAAGGGAGCATACTTCTGCGAAGTGGCTGGAGCCCTCGACATCCTCTACAACTCCCCATTTGGAGATGTCGCATGGAAGGTTGAAAAGGGTTGGTGGGAAAGGGCTCCGGAGGAATTCGGAGCGCAGCTTCAGTTCTGTGAGCTATGCTCGGCTCCGCTCAGGGTCCCACATACTGTGGCTAGCCATAAGATGGACTACGTGTCCAAATGGCATTCCGACAGGCTCAAGTCCATGGGTATTCGAAAAAGGAAGGCAGCATGTGTATTTCCAATTGGAGCATACCGCAAAGAGGATTATCCGGAACCCGGCCTGACTATTGAGCCCTATCTCCCGGATGGCGACAACTCTGTGAGAATCTCGGGGACGGAGGAGAGCATCAAGTCCTATGGATGGAGGCTGCTAGAGCCAGGGTCTTCTGCTCTCACTGATGCAATGAAAGATGAGCTCAAGAAGAAAGTCGCAGAGCTCATTTTGAATCCTGGCTGCAAATATATTGTGGGAGATAATGCGTTCCTAATCCATCCTACGGCCAAAGGATATCCAGATAACTATGAGGGGGATAAGATCGTGACGCTTGACTACTCAGGGAAGGATAGCGAACCTTCACGCTACCAGAAATTCTTGAAGGCGATATGGGATGATCTGGAGTCCAGGCCAGAGCCGGTGGTCCTCTATGGAGCCGGCCGCTTTCTGAGCACCATGCTGGAAGTCAATCCCGAACCCAAGAATATCAAAGCGATATGGGACAGCAATCCAAAATGCAAGGAGATCGACGGGCATCCGGTCAAGACCATCATTGACGTCCTCGACTACTCGGACAGCATCATATTCTGCGCCTCGGATGCCCACGAAGCCAAGATGAAGGCATCCGTCCGGGCCTGGCATGACTCCCATAATTCCTTCGCTTCTAAAAAGACCGAATGTCGGGTGCTTGGAGTCTCTGATTTCTATCATCTGGCAGGCCTGGATGTCTATAGCTATGGCATGCTTCCAAGGGATATGGAGGAGCCCAAAGCCCCAAAAGATGGGATCTACCCTCTAGGGGTCCTGGGCTGTGTCATAGTCTGCGCAGGCTATAGCGACATGCTGGCCTGGACCCTGCCGCTGAACAAAAGGCATTTCGATAGGATGGTCGTCGTGACCTCCTACGAGGATGCCCAGACCCGGCAGCTCTGCAATATGCTGGGAGTGATATCTCATCCTGTGGGGATGGAAGTCATCCACAAGAATGGGGCCGCCTTCAATAAGGGAGCCATGATCAATGCCGGAATCGAGTGGGGAGGGATGGCCGCCTGCGATACCATCATTCTCACTGATGCGGACTGTATCCTCCCTGATGATCTCAGAGAGACACTAGAGTCCCGACATTATGACAAGGACGTTCTATACTTCGCAGGACGTTTCAATATCCCAGAGGATAGGAGGGAGGAATGGCTCGCTACATACACGAACGATCGATCGAACAAAGACGATGTGGCTTTTCTACACAGCGATCCAGTAGGATACTTCCAGATGTTCAGAACAGAGTCAAACTGCCTGACTATGCCGACAATCTACTCAGAGACATTTCACAACGCAGGAGGCTCCGATTTCGAGTTTGCTCACAGCAGATTCAAGGCCAGCCATGTATGTCTGGAAATTCCAGTCCTACATATTCCGCATGGACCTCTGGCCGGCAATTGGGCGGGTCGGACATCAAAGACCCTAGGTGGCTTCACCATAGTGCCCACCGATGCCAAACATTCCAAATGGACTCAGATCGGCTACATCACGGGTTCTAGATACTGTGAACTATCGCCTCTGCCTTCTACTGGGACTCTGGCGATCATCCGGACTGAGACAGGGGAGCGCTGCGAGATGGAGTTGAGTGGGGCATCCTGTAGCTTCGTGGTGAGCTATTCCCCATTCAAGATAGGGCTGATGAAATATCAGGTCATGCATTGTGGCGTAATGACAATCGAAGGCTCCAAGAGATTCTACTGGCATGGGAAGGAGATAGGCTGGACCGATTTCGATGTCCTATGGATTCCATAATCTTTTTGGAACTAGCTTGAAAACTTCCAGGGTCCATGGCATAATATAGGCCCTGGCTCGCCACCAGAAACAAACGTGCCGCCACATGGATATCATCCAAAGAATTCCCTGCTGGCCTCTGGTTTGAGATTTGGCACGGATCTCATTGGGTTGGCCCCCAACCAGAAGCCAGCAGGGAATTTATTTTGAGGCTGCTATGGATGCTCTCCAGCAATTCAATCTCCGAAGGCCAATAATCATAGACCAATTGATTCTCCACATGCTCGATGGGGATCTCCAGGCGGCCTACCTTCTGACCTTCATCCTCAATAGGGTCCTATCGACAGGAGGCTCCCCTGTCCATATTCGCATGGGCCTGACTCCCCACGACGCCGGGACTCTATGCGGAGAGCTTCATCTCTCATATCATCGGGTCAGGAACGTCCTGCATTCCATAGCCTCCAGGGCCTCCAAAGATACGGTGTCGGGAAACCTTCTGGACTACTGGCGGGACGAGATGAATGCCATTTGGTTCAGGGTGAACTTCAAGGTCCTGAACGAGAGAATGGGAGCCGTGAATCAGGATTATATTTCCAGCGTTCTCAATGATGAGAAGTTGAGGTCGAATTTAAAATTTTCAAATTCGGAAAATGGGGTCGAATTTAAAATTTTCAAATTCGGAAATCAGGAGCTGAATACAAAACGATACAAGCAGACCCCCAAAATGGCCCCTGAAAATGTCCCCCCCTTATATAACCCCCTAGAGATTAATAATAAATTCTCTCATTCTTCGAGAAATATTATTGACATAAAAAGATCTTCGAAAGAAAAAAATTCAGGCCTCGGAATACTGCCATCAGGAGAGAATGCCAAGGATGATATAATCGAAGCATCTCCGTTGAAGCTTCAAGAGCATGACGCATGGCCGCAAATCAAAGAGGCTTTGTCTAACTGGATTGAACAATTGGCTGAATTGAATAAGTCCGCTCCGAAGTCCAGGAAGGTCCCCATCACAGCGGCTTTGTTGAAGTCCCATGGAAATCTCATTCTTGAGTGGCTGGCTGATTTCTCCGTTGAGGAAATTCTCGCCACCATAGCATACTCCACAGGGAAAGGAATCCCCACTCTTTATCGTCCCAGAGTTTCGAGCCGCTCCAAATCCGGACTTGGGAAGGGGACTGGGAATGGGGATGTTTTGGAATGCTTCAAAAAGGTAAGCGAGGATTCCCCATTCCCCTTCGTCCAGGAGAGGGAACCGGACTTGATTGAAAACATCGCTATACAAATCGAAAAGGCTGGAGGCATTACCGGAAATGAGGAGGACCATGCCGGGTTCCGAGCCTGGTATTGGGGCGTCCTGGAATTCATCGACCTGCTCTATGAGAACACGTATGGCGAACAGGAGGACGGCAGTTTTGCCATAGACCCTAAAGCATGTCCTGGCCAGTTCAGGGATGAGCTAGGCCCATATTGGAAGGGCTGCAGCAGGAAGTTCAACAAGACCCATGCCAGGGATGCTTCGTTCTCATATATCAACAAATTCATTAGGGAGAATTGCCTTGATTATGAGCATGTCAATTTGGGAATGTTCCACAAGGATGCCAAGCTCACTGTGGAGCTCTTCGATGACCTGGCGACAATGTCCAGCGCAAGAATAGATTATGAGAATATGGACATCCCTGGATTCTTTGAGTCCCGCTTCAAGGCGCTGAAGTCAGGGGCCGTTCAAAAGGAATATGATAGATTGATTGGAGACGACGCTGATGGCAATTAAGACCGTATCGTTTGATGGTGGCGGGGAACGCAAGCTTCTAATTGGCCTGATCTCATCCGAGAAATTTCTGATTGGGATTCGCAATGCCATAGATGTGGACAAGATCCCATCCAAGAATGTCAGGATATTGGCGGACTGGTGTCTGAAATACTATGACCGCTATGGCCAGGTCCCAGGCCCCGATATTTCGGAACTACTTATGACCTCCGCTGAGGATGGTGCGATCTCCGAAGAGGATGCCGCCATCATCCTGAAGCAATTGAAGTCCCTGGATTCTGAATTCGAGGACGGCCATTTCAATGTGGCTCACTTCCTGGAAGGCGCGAGAAGCTACTTGCGGACCTGCAGGGTGAAATCCCTCAAGTCCGATCTGGATCGCCATCTCATATCTGGAGACATAGAACAGGCTGAGGACGTCATAACCTCATTCACCCGACATGCTGCCGAGACAAGTTCATCCATCTCCATCATGGAGGATAGAAGCTTCTTCATAGACGCGTTCACTGAGGAGAGCGAGCCGCTCATGACGCTGTCCGGAGCTCTGGGGGAGCTGCTCAACGAGTTTCTGGTCAGGGACAGCCTGTTGGCATTCCAGGCCCCTCCGAAGTCAGGCAAGACTTTCATGCTGACGGAGCTGGCCTTCCTGGGTCTGAAGGCTCGCAGGAACGTGGCTTTGTTCCAATGCGGAGACCTGTCCAAGAATCAGATGGGCCGACGCATTGGAATTAGGATGGTGGGCCGTTCCGATCTGAGGAAATACTGCTCTCCCAGATATGAGCCGGTGATGGACTGCATGAGCAACCAGGACGATTCATGCGGAGAGGAGTTCAGGACATGCGAGTTTGGTTGCGGCAAGCCACAGGACAATGAACCATTGAAAGAATACGTCCAGCGCAATCGCAAATACGTCCCATGCACTGCCTGTCGCAAGCACTATCCCAAATCCTATAGGCCTGCGGCATGGTGGCGTCTCACTGAGCAAGTCGATCCCATGACTTGGAGGGAGATCCGCGACTGCCAGAATACTCTCAATCGCGGATTCAAAGGCAAGAGAATCATGCTGGACTGCCATGCCAGCAGGCAGCTATCCATAAGCAGAATTCGCTCCATTCTTGATGAGTGGGAGGTGTCGAGAAACTTTGTCGCAGATATTGTAATAATTGACTACGCGGATATTCTGGCCGATGAGGCGTCCACCATGAGAAAGGACAAGAGGGAACGCGAGGATGAGAAGTGGCTGGCTTTGCGCAGGCTGTCTCTCGACCGCCACATCTGCGTGATCACCGCCACTCAGGGAAAGAATATGTTCGGAGATAAGGAACTCCAGGACAGGAGCGACTTCACCGAGGCTTCCAGCAAGTATGCCCATGCCACCGCCGTGATGACTTTGAATCGGACTGATAGGGAGGAGGTGGAGGGCATCATGCGAGTGGCCCCGCTCATGGTCAGGGATGGAGAATGCGATAGAACGAAATCCGTCAAGGTCCTCCAGGCCCTCCATAGAGGCCGGCCTTTCCTGAGTTCCTTCTGGCATTTGGAGGGAATTAAGAAGAAAAAACAGAATTCTTTCAAGAGGAAGGATCTGAAGTGAAGGAGTCGCGGTATAATATGACAAATAGGAGGAGCAGATGATTTCCGTAACCCGCAAGTTTGAATTCTCTTATGCCCATTGGCTTCCCGACTATAAGGGACCCTGCGCCAATATGCATGGACATAACTCCAATGTTGAGGTCGAAGTGGCTTCCACTGCCGGAATCCAGGCGATACGTGGCAATGGAGGAATGATCATCGACTTCAAAGTCCTGGATAAGATCGTATGGGATGAGGTCCTATCCAAATTGGATCATCGCCTTCTGAATGATGTCCTGCCAGGGGATTGGGCTCCTACGGCCGAGAATATGGCCATTCATATCTTCAGGATGACGAAGGCGATCATCGAAGCCAAGGTCCCATTCTGCAAAGTGGTCCGCGTCAGAGTGTCGGAGACTTCCGATAGCTATGCGGAAATTACGGATGATGTGATATGATCTACGACGTGTCAGAGATTTTCTATAGCATTCAGGGAGAGGGGCACAACTCCGGCAAGCCAGCAATATTTGTGCGCTTCGCTGGATGCAATCTGGAGTGCCCATTCTGCGACACGGATCATTCCAAGAATCTGACCATCGATGAGGCGTATCTGGTCAAGTCCATCTCGGACCTGATCCCGAGTTCGATGAAGTCGGAGCCTCCGATGATTGTCCTGACTGGAGGCGAGCCAACTATCCAGAATCTGAGCCCGATCATCAACGCGATTCGTGGTGCGTGGCCCTGTGTCTGGATCGGCCTGGAGACCAATGGAACCAATCCAAAGATGCTCAGGCAGTTCGCCAGAGACTGCGGCATGTATTACTGGATAACGGTGTCTCCAAAATCCGGATACACTAAGGACCTTGGAGAGTCCGTGGCAATAGCGGATGAGCTCAAATGCGTC